AACACTGATTTTAAACAAGTTGAAAAATATTTTGTAAAAACCTACAAAAATATTTTTGATTTTATGAAACATTTTTAATAATTTTGCGTTTAAATAAGTACAAACAACAAACAAAGTAACTAACTTTAAAACGCAAAGAAAATGAAAAACATAAACGACACATTAATCGGTATGGCAGCCGCCAACGTTGCCAAACTTGAAGGCACACTTGACGGCTGCAAAAAAGCACTTGCCAACTGCGAATTTTGCTATAACGACTTGACCGCAACGCAAAAACGCAACAAATATGGCAAGTTTTTAAAATCGCAAATCGACCGCCTGAAAGACAAAATTTTTAGGCGTGAAGAGCCCGCGCTGTATGCTGCAAACGAACAAGCTCTCCGTGAATTTATCGAAAATACACACATCTAATACTATACGACTATGAAAACTTACTTTGGACTATCTAAGGCGGACGCTATCGCCAACCTGCAACTCTCTGTCAGGATTTACGGCGCAGAGTACACGCGGGAGATACAGCGCCGCCACCCCGACCGCGAGCGCGCAATCAGGCTGCGCAATCTCTACAAACACGCCGAGAAGTCGCTTGCTTGGCTTATGACACAACCTGAATAAAAGGAGGCTATTATGTTTAAAATTAAAGATTGGGCGCGTATTGCCGCCCTGCAATTCGACAAACTTTATAAAGTTGACAAGACCGCCGACTTAGTAAAGTTTTGCCACGAATTTTACGACGCAAACCACATAACAGGTTGCACCGTCCCCGAGTTTGAGTGCGCTTGTTATGCTGAGTACGCAAAAATTTAGTAAATCACCGACGGCTGCGCCCTGCATCACCACGGCGCAGCCTTATCAAAAAATTTTTTTCACAAAGGCTACATTAAGCAAAATTAACATAAATATTTTGATTAATGTAATACATATTCAAAATATTTTATATATCTTTGCACCGTAAAAAAAACAAAGGAGGCTACTATGGACGACTACACAAAACGACTGAATGATTTTGTCTATCACGGTAACGGACAGTTCGTTGACCCTGAGCGGGTGTCCGCCGTTGAAATCCTCGGATTAGACAAGGCGGAGGAGTTGTACGCTAAGTACGACGGCAAACTGCCCACAAGATTGATAAACGACTTGCGCACATACGCCGTCGCATCTTATTTGTGTGGCAAATAAATTATCCACAAATACACCAAAATTTAGAACAGGGCGCAATAAAAACACGGCAAAAATACCTATTGCGCCCGAAAAATAATCCACAAAAACACGTAAAAACAGAATGACACCCATACGCACCGACATAGCACCCGCCCTGACTTCCAAGTACACGCTCCGCCCCTACCAACAGGCGGCGGTGGACGCTGCCGTGGCGTTCTTCCGTGCAAAGACCGCCGACGGCATCAACGCCATAGAGGTGCTGCCGACCGGAGCGGGCAAGAGCCTTGTCATCGCCAACATCGCCCTTGCACTTGGCGAGCCTGTGCTGATATTTCAGCCGTCGAAAGAAATATTGGAGCAGAACTACAAGAAAATCTGTTCCTATGGCTTTGTACAATGCGCGATTTATTCAGCATCGTTCAACAGCCGCCGTATTTCCACCGTAACATTCTGCACGATAGGCAGCGTTATCCGCCACTTGAAAGAGTTGCGTGGCATAAAATACTGCATCATAGACGAGTGCCACGGTGTCAATGCAAAGGGCGGAATGTATGAGGAAATGATACACACCCTCGGAGTCAAGGTGTTGGGACTGACCGCCACACCGTACCGCCTGACAAGCACAAGCGACGGCGCAATTATAAAATTCCTGACGAGGACAAGACCGTGCATCTTTAACCGTGTTATCCACGTTACGCAGGTGCGCGAACTTCTAAACGCAGGTTTCCTTGCCAAACTCGACTATTGGGCGTTGGAGTGTGGCTTCAACCTCAACAATGTCAAGTTGAACAGCACGGGCTGCGACTATGACGAGGACAGCCTGAAAGCGGAATATAAGCGGTCGCGCTTTGAGGACAGCATCGAGATGTGGGTGCGCCGATTGTTGGCGAAACGTTCCCGCATCCTTGTCTTCACAAAGTTTGTAGATGAGGCTCGGATGCTCGCCGAGCGCGTTCCAAACACGGCTTATGTGTGCGGAGAAACGCCGAAAGATGAGCGCGACCGCATCCTCAACGACTTTAAGGCGGGCAAAATTCATTGTTTAGCCAACGCAGCCACGCTGGTTTGTGGCTTCGACTACCCCGAACTTGACGTGGTTTTACTTGCCAAGCCCACACGTTCCTTGGCTATGTACTATCAAATGGTCGGTCGTGCCATCCGTCCCTGCCCTGACAAGTGGGGGTGGATAGTGGACTTGTGCGGCACGTACAAACGGTTTGGCAAGGTAGAGGATTTAGAACTCCGCTGCGAGGGTCGCTACAAATGGGCGGTATGGAACGCCGCCACTAACAGACAATTAACAAATATTACATTCTAATCAATATGAAACAATCAGACGACATTATCACCACACAACTCACGATGGGCGACTTGCAACGGCTCTGCAAGTACATAAGGGAAGGCTTCTGTATGACAGGCGCAAACCAAGGCGGGGCGTGTATGCAGTCCAAATGCCCGATAATAAACAAAAGAGAGGTAAAACCATACGCTAAAAAGCCAAAGGAACTAAAATGAAACTGACAGAAAAACAGACGGCGTGGCTTATCCGCCACTTCAAACACACCAAAAACGACGAGATATGCGCCAAGTTGAACATTTCCTCCTCTTACCTCCACCGCCTCGCAAGGCTGCACGGTCTGACCAAGACACGGCAGTTTATGCGGAAGATGCAACTTGCTGCGTCACGGGCGGGCGTGATTGCCATCGCCAATGAGGACGATGAGGCAAAGGAGCGCAGACGGCAACAAGCAAACAAGAACCGCAACCCCGAGCGCAGTTTCCGCAAGGGTGTTTACGCCCTCGCCAACAAGACACCCGAGGAGTTGGCAGCAATCCACGCTAAACAGGCGGCAAAGTGGAAAGCAACGCGCCGTGCCGACGAAATCCGCCTGAATTGGGGCTACGAGCAGCAGACCAAGTTTCGGTTCAGGCGGCTGCAAGACCCCGACCAAAACACGGAAGCCTGCAAGTTGCGTTCTTATATGCGGCGTATAGGCTACAAAATAGAGGGGCGGAGCGGTATGGTGGCGTATATCACCCCCGACACAAAGCGCAGCGAAAGGTGCGAAAATAAGGCGATAAAATTAGGTTTTAGGGTGCGCCTGATGTCTGCATAATTCTTTGATTTTCGACACGTAAAGCGGTCTTTACTTTTTGGATTAATCCACTTTACATTTTAGATGTTAGAATGTTGAAAAACAGCATTTTAGCAAAGAACAAAAATGTATTGTAAACATTTACATTTTATCAAGTTGGTTTTACTTGTATTTTTGAGAGAGTTTTTTTTAACTTTATATTGCTTTTTATATGAATGTTTCAGGGGTGCAAGATTTTCTTTTTAGGGTGCATTTTGGGGCAATTTAGGCATTTATAAAAGATTGTTGATTATTACATCAATACAGACAAAAACACCCCTAAAATCGAAAATCTTAAAATATTATTATATATATGTAAGTCAGAAACAAAGAAAATACAAAATATTTTCAAAATTTTTATCTTTATAAAACACTGATTTTAAACAAGTTGAAAAATATTTTGTAAAAATCTACAAAAATATTTTTGATTTTATGAAACATTTTTAATAATTTTGCGTTTAACAAAGTACAAACAACAAACAAAGTAACTAACTTTAAAAAGCATAAGAAAATGATAACAGCACGACAGATAAACATTAAAAGCGACAATGGCGCAATCAGCATTAATGCAAAACTTGTATCCGATGCAGACTATTACACGCAGGAGTTTGGCAAGGCATACAAGGGTAGCCATTGGGAGATAAAATTAAGCGACCCAAAATGTCTAATTTCTTGCAGTTCTGCGGCGTATGATGCAATACACCACACTTCAAAGGCTGCAATAATCACGATGGCACACGAAAGCAACCAATTCAAAGATGCACTCAAAAATATTGATGTGCAAAAGTATGTTGCATTCTATTACAAAGAATGGGCGAAACGCAACGAAGAGCGAGAGGCTGCAATCTACGGACAAGCGTATGTTGACTATGTTAAAGAGTTCGACAGACAGATGTTTGCAGAGCGCAAATCGGCAAAAAAGTAACCACGGGCGGCTGCGGTCGCCCTAAAAACGCAATACGACGGCGGCAAATGTGCGCTGCAACGGCAAATATTAAACGTTTTAAAGCAATAGACTATGGGAGAGTATAACGGTGTATTTACAACGCTTATGTTGTATTTATTGATGGTTTGCGACTTTGACGGTCAACTTGCCGCCGAGGTCTTTGCAGACGCGGCAGAAAATCTTAATTTATACGGCAAACGCCTGACGAAAGAGGACGGCTACGCCGTGGTGAAATATGTTGAAAACATCATAAAAGAAAATTGCTAAAATGAAAACAAACAAAGAAATGGACTATAAAACAATGTTATCAAAGGCTTGCGATTATAGCGCACGCGCCGATTACTGGGCGACAAGAGCCGTCCAAGAAGTCGTAAGGCAAAAGGGATTTTCCGACGAGCAAATACAACTTTTTTGCGGTCAGTTTGCTACTGGCGATGAGGTTCTTGTTATATACAACGATGTCGACGATGGGCGCGAGATGCTCATTGAAACGATGGCTGGTATGACAAAATCCGAAATTATGTCTTATTTTTTTATTTCGTAAATTATGACCATCATATATTCCAATATGGGCGACGTTGACTGCTCGCTGCTGCCGCTGATGTGGCGCGGGCTGTCAAACGCCCGAACAATCGAAATCACCCCGCGCTCCGTGGACTGGGAGAGCCAAGTACACGCCGCCCTTGCCGCCGAGACCGGCACCCTCATACTGACGGGACACGGCACACAATACAGCTTGCTGTTCCCCGACATACAAAAGGGCGACTACATAATCCACGAAAACAACATGGACGACATTATGGCGCGTAACGTCTTTTGCTGCTGGTGCAATGCGTCCGAGTTTTGCGCCGAGCATCACCTGTCCGCCGTGGCTACGTCTATGTTTATTTCCAACGTGGACGAGGCGTATAACTGCGGCTATTGCGAGTACGACCAATCCGACATCAACGCCGTATGCACCGCCTTCTACAACGAAATAAACGGCTTGCTGTCCCGCCGTGTTCCGCTGCCGCAGTGGGTTCAATCCTTGCAGCGGCACTTCGCCAACGGCATTGATGTTTTCAATCGGCGCGGCGTGATGGACTTTACTTAATCCGTGGAACTCGACACAATCTCTATCGGGTCGTCTTTGAGCCTACGGACAGCCGACCCGTGGGTAGCCACATTTCGACGCGTACAAAATCCACGTCTTTGATGCAGGAAAAATAAGTGATTGCGTCGATGTCAATGGCGGCGAAACGCTTGCCGCCCTCGTTCCTTAAAAATAGTTTGTTCTTCATATTGTATTTGTTTTAGAATATTCCTAATGCCCCGCCATCGTACCTGACGGGTTTTGTGATTTGACCCAAAATTTGCCCCAAGACATAATAGCGTGACGCATCTAAACAATTGTGAACGAGTACGCCGTTTGCAAAAAATTCGTGCCGTTCCTCTACCTCAATATCGTACACCTGACGCATCGCGTAGGCTCTGTATTCTATCGCGGTGAGCGTATAACTGAATATGCCGCGTGATTTGCCGCTCTCGAACACGAAAACAACGTCCCCGACCTTCAATTTCTCCAATTCCACCCACCCGCGCAAAGTGCGCACCTTGTGGTCGGGCGTGGCTGTCAACTCCACATAAGAGCCGCCAAAGATGAGGCGCACCGTGACAGCCTTTTTAGTTCCTTGGTTGAAAAACCGCGTTATCCTGCGGTAGCCGCCGACGGTCAGCACCTTGTCGGAAAGTTTGAGACGGTCAAAACGCACCGCCCCCCTCTTGGTGATTACCAGCGTCTCGCCAACAAAGCAGTGGTTATCCCTGTCCACGGGCTTGTTGATGTAGTTTCCGTTCTTATCCCTGTCCCACACGTAATTTCTTAGTTCGTTTTGTAAGTTCAGGCTGTTCCGCGTTACAAACATCTCCATATCCTTCATTTTCTCGATGCCCGCAAGGATAGAGCCGCCGCCTTTGATAACGGGGTAAATCAATATTCCCGCGTTGAAAATCTCCTGTATCAGTCGGGGGTCTGCGCTGTCTGCAATTACGGTCGTGCCTTTATAGGGTTTGAGAGCCGCCACGATGTCAGAAACGAGCATTTTTGTCTGATAGCAAATCTCCTCAATATACAGCCTGTTATCGACGATTCCGCACCGTACAATGGCGGTGAAATCTGCGGCATACCCAAAGTCCACACCGAGTGCAATCTTCTTTGCGTAATCGGGGAACTCATCAACCACACCCCAGTTCTTGAACACTGCGCCCTCGGCAACGTCCGCCCACTGACCCATAACCGTGTGCGCGTACTTTTCGGGGTTCTCCGCCTTGATGCGCTCCGTTTCCTTTATGAAGTCCTCGCTCAAATTCTTGATGTTGTCGAGGTAGGTGGTGTGTATGTGCAGCACGTTAGGATGTGTGGAGATTTGGACGGGAACGCCGTCAAAGTCCACCACCTTGTGCGTGTCCTTGATGAAACGCCGATAGACGAAGTGGTTGCTGTCCGTCGGGTTCATAATGATAATGATGCGGTTCTTGATGCCCTTTTGACGAATTGACAGCATAATCTTGTCAAATTCCGCTTCACTCGTCCACTCCTCCGCCTCATCAACCACAAAGGTCGTAATGCCGTGTATTGACTTCAATTTAGCGGTTTGGTTGCCGCTTGACGTGTGGATGCCTCGGAACATTATCTTGGCACCCGTCAGGATGTTGCGCACGTCCCCCCTCGACGATGAAAAATACTTAGACACGCCGTCAAGTTCTATCTTCTCCATCATTTCGGGAATGACGGACATATTGGCGGATACCATTGTGTATCGGGTGTAAAGGATTGTGTGGGTTATCTTCTCGTCGGGGTTGTCGGGTTTGGGGAACGCCTCAAACGTCAGACGCTCGATGAACGCGCCCGTGGCGAAGGACTTGCCGCTGTTGTGCGTCACCGTGCCGTCGGCGTGGAGGTAGCGTTGGTTGCCGTCGAGGGATATTCCGCACCATACGTCCTTGCCGTGGGGGGTGATTGTAAGGTCTGAATAGACGCGGCGTATGCCGTCGGCTGTCCTTTCCACCCTGAAACCCTTGAAATTTCGCCAAGCATAGCGGTTTTTTATGAAGTCGATGATGTTAACGTCGTCAACGTATTTCCCGTCCGAAACGGTCAGAATGTGGCTCGCGTTGACAAGGTAGTCCTCGCCGTCCGACTGCTGGACGCGGTACATCATACCCCTGCCCTGCATCGTGCCGATTACGGTGCGCGGCGTGAAGTCGTCGCCCATCACCTGTTCGCCCACGTGGATGTCCTTAATCATCTTTACGGAATTGTCCGCCATAATGATTTTCTGTGTCGGTGTCTCGCAGCCACGCCCGCCCGTGACAAGTATTATCATCTTGTCCTTTTCCAAGTACATCGGATTATATACGTCCGCAAGTTGTATCATCTTCTATCCGTTTATGTTAGTTGCCGCCGCCTCTTGTATGTCGTCGGGGGCGGCTGTGTTGTTGGCTACGATTGCAAGTTTCTGCGTCGCCGTGAGTTCCTTGTCCGTGACCATTGCAGTCACCCAAGCCTCGATGTCGATGCCTTTCTTCGCTTCCTGTATCTCCTTAGTGTCAGACACGCCCGCCTCCGTCTTGACCCACTCGGGGTCGTGGTGGTGCAGCCAAGTAGCCAACGCCTGCATGTTCGGCGGCATTTCCGCCTCCGTCTCCTGAATTATGCACTTGTCCGTCACAACCTTGCCGATGCCGCCGCAGTAAGGGCAGTGGGGGTCTTGACCGCCACACTCGCACCTGTCCTCTATGTACCGCCGCGTCACGTTAGTTAATTTTTTTGCGCCAAGTGCCATTTTCAGATACGTGGAACGCACAAGGCTGTTGGTCTTGCGCCTTGCCACCTCCAAGGTGGTGCGTATCCGTGCGCTGACCCGCTCGCGCTTTTCCTCGTCCCATTTGTCGTACTTGCCGTTCTTCATTCGGCTGAACACCTCGGGCGCGAGTTGGAGTTCGTCGGCTATCTCGTTGTCGTAATAGCCTGAACGCGCCAACGCTGCCAAGGCGATGTAGAAGTCGTCCGATTCGTAGTCGTGTTTCGGGTATCGACCCACGCCGTCCTTTACGCCCCTTTCCTTTACCTTGGCTTTGTCTTTAACTTTGACTTTGCCCTTGCTGTTTGCCATTGCCTTGTGTTTTTAGGTTGTTGTGCTATCGGCTCTCCAATAACTCTATGACCTTGCCGCCGTCGCATACGTCCACCTCGCCCTCCTCGCCTATCAGGGAGCAGAAGTATTCCTTTGCCTCCAAGTCCTGAAAACTGAGGATTACCTGCGCACGGGCGGTCGCGTCGTACCTTTCGGAGTTCTCGCGGTTGAGAGCCTTGCCCTCCAAGACCTTTGCCTTCTTCTCATCATCGGTGAGGTTCTCCGTGCCTTTGACGGGAACGGTGGCGGACGGCAGGAAGTTGAAGAACTCCTCGACTTCTTTGGATGCGCCGCCCTCTTTTGTCGGCACGTTGAACACGTCGTCGTCGGTGATGTTGAACATTTCCAACGCCTTAATTTGTGCGTCGGTCAGTCCGATGTCCTTGGTGTCGATGTCGCCGATGTACTTTGCTATCAAGTCGAGGTCGGCGGCTGTGTTCCCGACCGCCATATACGTCATTTGCTCCTTCTCCGCCTTTTCGGAGAGTTCGCAGACCTCAACCTTTACATCGTAGTCCGTCTCGGGCGTTCCGTCATACCTGTTCAGTTGGTCGAGGGCGAGAAGTCGGCGGTGTCCGTCCAAGAGGTTGTTTGTGGTGGAGTTTACCACGATGCCGCCAAGTATGCCCACTTTCCTGATGTTTCGCGCCTGAGTGTTGATTGCGTCCTCCAAGTGCCGCTTGGGGTTCAGGGCGTTGAGGTTGATTTGCGAGCGTTTGACGGTCTTAGTCACGCTCTGTTTTATGTTGGTTGCTGCCATTGGTCGGAAAATGTTGAAACTATTTTGATTGTGCAAATATAAATCAAACACAGACGGCTGCAAAGTCGGTGCTATGCCTCCGCGTCGTCAGTGTCAGGCATAACATATTGCGCCATCGTCGCGTCGAAATCGTGCAGAAGCCGCCGTGCGTCGGGATATTGGGCGAAAACACGCTCCAAATCAGAGGGAAAGTTGTTGCGCAGGTAGTTAAGAAACACGGGGCTATCCACGCTCTCGCCGCTTGATGTCGCCTTTTTGAACATTCCCTCGCCATAGTCAACGTTGGTGATGAGGCTCTTGTCCTTGATGTACTTCTCTATGTCCTTGTGCTTGTAGAGGTGCAGGGGGTATGCCTTTTTAGTCTTCCAGTTGATGCCGTCGCTGTCCTTGAAACCCACCTTGTACAGCACCTGTGGGGCAAGCGGCGCGTCGTCTTTGACGTTGGCGAAGATGTCGGGCAGTTCTGCGGCGGACAGCGCATCTTTGAGGTCGCGGAACGTCGCGTCTTTCTGTGCCTTTGTCACCGTCACCTTGTCCGCGTCTTGGTCTGCGGGGCGGTAGGTTATGACAATTTCGTTCTGCTTGTCCACGGTGATTGTAACGCCGTTTTTTTGGTAGCACGGCACGGTGTAGGTTCTAAGGAAGACGCGCCGTTGCAGGGAGTCCGCCTCCTTCATTCCGAAGAACGCCCATTGTACGCCTGTCTTCTGCCGCGCTATCTCAGTGATGTCGGCAAGGTTGAGGAGTTTTTGGTCGGGGTTGGTCTCGCAGCCAAGATAGCCGTACTTGACGTAAGAGGAAACGTTGAAGTGGGGGCATTGGATAAAGTGCGCATTCGGGTACATAGCCTCCGCCCACCTGATGTAGCGGTTCACGCATTGCAAGTCGGGGACAACGTACATAAACACGCACACAATTTCCTTGAAGTAAGGGGCGCAAAGGTCGAGCATTACGATGCTGTCCTTGCCCGTCGCGGAATGGAATAATAAAATTTTGTCCGTCTGTTCCGCAATTCGTTTGATGCAGTCGGTAGCCTTGCTCATAATTATTGTTTGTTTTGTTTGATTTTTTCGGCTGCGAATTTAGGGGACGGCGGCAAAAATGAAAAGTCAGAGGGGCGAAAAAAGTGGGGAGCGGAACAACGCCCGCGCCCCACAATCGAGTTTGGTTTTAGGTTGGTTTGTTTGGTTTAGATGCCGTTAGCCATCAGCGAGAAAAAGACTATTTCCTGTTGCCCCTTCTCATCTGCCTTACTCGTCTGGTGTACGACGTACTCGGATTTGTGCCACGATTCGGACGCTTAACCTCCTCCTCGGCTTCGCCGTTGTCTTTTGGCGGCTCTTTCATAAGCATTTCTCTTGTCATAGTTGCAACATTTTTAATGATTAAACAATTTGTGGCGCGATTATGCTTTCAATCGCGCCACAAATATACATCAGGCTAAGTTGTGAGAAAAGTCGCACGCTGTTTTTGCTGCCTTTTTTTTGCCGTTTCGTATTCTTTTATCTTGGCGACGGCGACATCAGCGGGTATTTCGTACCCTTCGGGGATAGCGTGAGTATAGACCTCCACCCCCTTGGGGAGTACCGACAAGTCGAGGTTTGTGTCTATGACTTCTAACACAGGCAGGGCGAACATCCAGTGCGCCTTATTCTCAGGGATACGCTTCGGCACTCTGTTTATGTCCTCGTCATACTCATAATGCCCGTATTTGTGCAAGTACGGCAACGAGTTGGCGTGAAAAGTGAACGTATCCACATATTCAATGCCTATGTCAAGAAACCAACGGTTGCCGTAGTCGTGGAAGTGTACGCACCGAATGTCCTTCGGCACGAAATAGTCGGGGTCGTGTCGGTCTGCATACCGCCATTTTTTTAAAAACTTTGCGCAATACAGCGGTATTGGACGCCTGAACTCCAATTTCTTTTTGCCCGTCAGGATTGGATATGCGAACTCTTTTCGCATAATCAGGTCAAACGCCTCGCCATATTGTCCAAAACAATCTTTTATTATTGTTGGCATATTATTATGGTTTTGTTTAACTTATTAATTGCAAAGATATGATATTATTTTTGATTGTGCAAACATTTTTCAAATTATTTTTAAGCGGTTTTAATGCCATCGTTTCAGCATCAAAACCGCCTTTTTACGCGCACTTATGCCGCAACAAGATTGATGCGTTTGAAGCATCGCCAGCCTTGCTGTTTAACGTCAAAATATCTCTGTACGTTATAGTCAATATCGCCCGCATTGCGGCTTTTTTCGGGCAGCATCGAGGGTTTGAGCGTACCCACAGCCACCTTGACCGTACCGTCCACCTTGACGAAGGTGAACTTGCATATTGTCCTTTTGAGAGCGTCGGCGAGTTTGACGTTAGCCCAAGCCATCGCCATAGCCTCGCTTTTTGTCATATTGCCCTGCACCATCAGGCTGTGCATCATCTTGCAAACAACCGCCCTTGTTTCTTTTGTCGTTTTCATTGCTTTAAGTTTTAAAAGTTAGTGTTTTTGTTTATTGTCTGTTTTCATTTTGTTTAACGATGCAAAGTTATAAAATGTTTCATAAATCACAAAATATTTTTGCACTTTTTTGAAATATAATGCAAAACATTAATTTACAATGCTTTATTTACTCTAAAATAAACGTAACTTTATACAAAAAAAAACAAGTATTAAATTTGCAAAATTTAAATCAATAATAAATTATGGCAGACAACACACAAAGAACACCACACGAACAATACGCCACGAAGCCGCGTTCACGTGAGGAACGCAAAAGGATAAGGAAAAAACTGCGTGAATACAAGGAGGCTTGGTCTTATGTCAAGCAAGTCAGAGCCGCCGCCCCCGAAATGCAAGCAAAGTGTGAAAGCATAGCAAAGGAATTGGGGGTTGACGTTTCGCCTATTAATTTCAAGTCCTTAAACAGCGCACTCCGCAAAATGAAAGCCGACACCAAGGAGAACGCGGAAAAGGAACAGCCAGCCGTAACCATACGCGACATAAAAGACCTTGCTCGTAATACCTTTATTTGCGACGAAAGTCAACGCGAAGCGGTAATTGAAGCGTTAAACAAAAACTTTAAAGTTACAAGGGAGAAGAAGCAAGAGCCTGAAAATTTTATCGGCTATCAGGGATATATTGCGAATGTCAACGTAGGGGGACACACGATGGAAATACAAGTGGTGACGCCGCAAATGTTTTACGCCAAGATGCCAGTAGAGGACAGCCGCGCCATCCTGCCCGAAAGGATATTCAACAAACTCCAAGCCACGGGATTCCCTGCGGGATTAGGGCATAAATACTATGAGGAGCATCGCGTATTAAAGGCAACCTCCCGAAAGGCAAAGAAAATAGAGCAACAATCCCGTGAATACTACGAAAAAGCGCGGCAACTGAAAATTTAGTCGTCGTACAGACTGCTGGCTATTCTGTCCTGCTCGCGTTTCGACAACTTAGCCCACCGCCCCGTTATCGTCAAATCATCAACGGGGTGGTTTTTCAATTCGTCTGCCGTTGGCTTGTAATTGTCCGCCACAAACTTGATTATTTCGTGAAACTCGTCCACGGTTACGCCCAGCCCTTGTCTGCACATCTGACTGATGTCGCCGCCGTTTTTTTCGTGGCTGGCAACATTAATCCAATATGCAGGATGGGGGGTAATTTCGGATATTGAAGTGTATTTCATAATATTTGATTTTTTAGTATCACAAAATTACATTTTTTTTCTGATATAACAATATTTAGATGCCATCATAAACGTTAATTTTTGTTAACCGTAAACAAACCGCCGCCGCAGGTCGGCTATCAGTTCTTTGTACGATGTATTGTAGAGCCGTTTCATAGTCAGAAAATCCACGCCCTTGCAATATCGTAACAACGCCTCGATGTCTTGCACCATTTGGGCTGATGCTTTTTTGATGCCGCCCTTGCGCACCCATTGCTTGCAGAAGGCGTCCTTGTCGAGGTCTGATGCCATATATTGCCGCTCGATTTGGCGGTATATTTTGTCGGTGGGTACAAACCCCGTCCGCGCTGTAAACTCTGATTTTAACATAATTTTTGCGGTTTTTATGGCGGTTTGATGCTATCGCCCCGCCTGTTAATATTTAGTCTTCGTTTTGGCTGTTTATAAAGTCCGCCAATGCAGCCAAATCGCGGTGTTTCAGGAGTTCGTCGCGCAATTTCGGCACGGCGTTTTTAACGTCCGCGATTGTCATTTGGCGTTGGTCGGTGGTGTTTTTGATGTTGCCGTCGTTGTCAACGGTGACTTGCAGAAAACTGCCGCCAAATCGGTCTGTTTCAAAGGTGAAGAAACAAAATCCGTAGGGGGTGTCGCTTTTGTGCCAAAGGACTTGCGCATCGTGCGCAATACCTGTAAGGATAAGCAAAACTGCATATTGTTTCATAGTCGTATGGTGTTAAATGATTAATCAAACTCGCCGTGCAAAAATTCACAACTTACCGTCAACGTTGACTCGCTGTAATTTTTAGGGTACTCCCTAAACCACAGCCAACCGTTGTAAACCTCGCATTCGTGCTGTATCATATTAGCGTAGTCGTAATCTGTCAAGTTAGCCTCCAAAACGCCCTCCGCCTTATATTTGGGATTTTGGCTCAGGGTGTAAGTAACAGGGCTCAGGGTGCGCTTAGCGTTTTCAAACGCCTCCATATATGCTTTTTCGTTGTCATAATACACCGTTTGGGACAGCGTGCCGTTTTCACGTACACAATAGGTGGGGTGGCTGTCGGAGTACCACTCAATTTTGTTTTGCTTTACATAGTCCTCAGACACAACCCTGATGCCGTATGTGCCATAAGGCAGGGGGTAAACTTTTTTGGGGACTTTGCAAGCCTCTTTGTACGTGTTTGCATCAATCTCAAACATTATGTAAACATAGTTGCAAGTTGCAAAATATTTTTTCATTTTAGTAGTGTTTTTAAAGTTAGTTACTTTGTTTGTTGTTTGTACTTTATTAAACGCAAAATTATTAAAAATGTTTCATAAAACACAAACTTTTTTCAAACTTTTTTTTAAAATATTTTTCAAATGCCTAAAAATAAGCAATTTACAAAGACATTTTTTTTAAATATTTTTTTTGATTGATTGATATTTATATAAATCTTACATCTATATATATATGAATGTTTCAGGGTGCAAATTTTCTTTTGTATGCCTGTTTTTCTTTGATTTTAGGCATTTATAAAAGATTGTTGATTATTGCATCAATACAGACAAAAAACACCCCTAAAATCGAAAATCTTAAAACATCATTATATATATGTAAGTCAAAAACAAAGAAAATATAAAATATTTTCAAAATTTTTATCTTTATAAAACACTGATTTTAAACAAGTTGAAAAATATTTTGTAAAAATCTACAAAAATATTTTTGATTTTATGAAACACTTTTAATAATTTTGCGTTTAAATAAGTACAAACAAAACAAAAACACTAACTTTTAAAATTTGGAGGGCTGAAAAATGAAAACGACATTAGAAAAAATATTCAAAGACTACAACAAAACCATCCGCCATCTTGGGTACAGCGACACTTGGGTGGTAAAGATAGAAGGCGTGCTGAAAACCGACACCATAATGGAGTTGGTAGCCGAGGGTTATCAGTTTGAAGTAGAGCCACAAGGCGATCGCCGTCTTAACGTAAAAATTGTCTAACATTCAAAAAACGCAAAGAAAATGAAAACAGACGACGCAACATACATTAAGTCAAACACGGTGGTGGCGGTTGCCCTCTCCAAATTCTCAAAAAAAGAATTTCAGGCTGTCCTGAACTCCAACGAAACAGCCGCCAACCGCCAAAAAACGGCGCAATCACTTTGCGACTACCTTTGCGGCAAATTCAAAATGCCGCGTGTTTCGGTGGTCGTAACAGACAGGGCGCAGCCTCATTCTACAAACAGCCGAGGCAGCCTGCACTCAAAGACGCTCGGCAATTACGCCCCTTTGTCTATGGTGATAACGCTGTTTAACAAAACCGCCGTAAAACGGCAAATTGTGGCGATAAAGACACTTGCAGACACTTTGCTGCACGAATTTATCCACCACTACGACTACACCCGCCTGAATTTGGGCGCATCGCCGCACACGGCGGGATTTTACCGCCGTATCGGAGACCTGAAAACGAAATTAAGTTAAACATTCAAAACACAACATTATGACCGTACAACAAATCATCGACGCCCTCAGTCAGTTTGACCCTGACACCGAGGTAATGACCGCCGCACCGTCCCACGACTATTGGGGCACGGTAACCGCCAACAAGGTCGGCACAATCGACACCGCCAACGTAACGTACAGCGACTACCACAACACTCACAAGGTCGTGGACGACGAAAAAATTTACAATTACGACGGCGACGAAGTAAAAGAAGTCGTATTACTCTCAATGTAGACCACGGGGGGGACGGCAATCCCCCCCCCACTAAAAACCGCTAAATTATGGCACAAAAAAGCATTGTTAACAAAGTAATTTTGTGGTGCTACAACTATTCACGCCCCGAAGATTTTATCGCAGAAATCGAGCCAAGGGGCAGCGTGATGTACGCCCACTACCTCAACAAGTGGACGGCAATCGCCCACCGTTATTCAGGAGCGGACGTTTTCTGCCGTTTCTATCTTGAACTCGACATCGAACACCGCGAAAAATTCGATAAGTTTTTAACAGAAAAATACAAAGGATAATGGCAACAATGACTAAAAACGGCGTTTCTACCTGCAACGCCAACGGCACGGAGAAATACGAAAAATTTTCTACCCACAGCCGCAAAACACCCACCGCATATCACTACGACTACCGCACGTCTGACGGCGAACTCTTCTCAATCGTCCGTCCCACCCTTGCGGAGTGCCGCGCCGAAAGGGACAAGTGGCTTGCAAACAGGTAACAGACAGACAAACAAAGGGACACCGCAGCAATGTGATGCCCCTTGTTTTACAATTTTATTCCTTGTTTTTCGACCCATAGGCGCAATGCCGCCTCTATCACTTCCGACTTGTTGGGTTGCATCTGCATAAATGCGTACAAGTCGGGGGACAGCCGTGCCGCCACGGTCTTTTTTGCGCCTGCGAATTGCGATTTTCGACCCGCGCCGCGCCTATATCCGCCCCATCCGTTGTTCTTGGGTTTTTCCGCCTGAGCGGGTGCCTCGGTTGCTGTGATGTTGTCCTTTTCTTCCATAGTATTAAAATTTGGGTGCAAAGTTAATAATTTGATTTAATTTTACAAATTCAAACCGTAAATTCGGCATATTTCCGCCTTGACCGTCTCGCTCTGTATCTGCGCCGCCCTTGCCCTGCGCTCGCTGGTGTCCTTCACCCTTGCAAACGCCCTTTTGACGGACAGCAACTCCCTCGCCTCATCGTCCGTCATTCCTTGGATTTGGAACGGCTTTTTTGTCGGTGTCTGCGTCGCCACGGTCTGCATCATAGGCAGTTCAGGCTCGGCTGTCTGTGTCGCCGAGATAGCCGCCCTTGCCTCCGTGGTAGGTGCGGGAATGGGTGTCGGTTCGGCAATTTCGTTGACGGGCTGTTTTGCTTTGTCGGCACGGTCTTTTTGGAACAAAAAACACTTGTACCAATACGCCGCATCGTGACCATCCACCTTGTCGGTAGTCGCCGCCTTATCTTCCTGACGCTTGATTATGTAGGCTACAATGAGGGTGTAAGTGGTGTAAATGCCGAAATACACGCCCACCACGGTCTTGAAGTTCTCGCCGTGTACGCTCAAATGGGAATACACGGCGAAACCGTCCAAAATCGCAAAACACACCGCCGTAAAAGCCGACTGCAACTTGAACAATGAGAGGGTGGAGATGAGGCTGTATGTCAGCGCGAAAAAGACCATAAGGGCGGTCATTCCACGCGACACCTCCGCGCTCGCCTCTATCATCAGGCTTGCATTTGTGTATAAAAGGTTAGCACATAAGGCGATTAAAATTATTTTTAGTATCATTTTTCCATTTTTTAAAATAATTCCAATACATATTGACCGTGTTTGTCGGTCTTTGTTGTGGTCTTTGGTTGTGCAGTTGATTTCACAACCACCGCCGTGTAGGGGTAACTTCCGTCCCCTATTTGGCGGTAAAAGTGCGCACAATTGAAGATGTAGGCAGGTGTGAACCACGCCTCGGTGTATTTCAACATCAGCGCGTCGCCCTTTCGCACCACGGCAGGAACGCCAAGCACTGATAAGACAAGATACGTCATGTGTACGCATCGGCTGTCTATGTCGCCACAATCAACGAAGATGTTATGGGCGTAGTTTATCCGCAGTTGCATCAGTTTTTCGATTGCGGCGATAATAAGACCGCCCGCGCCGCAGGTCGGCTCGTAGAGAGTGAACACGGCATCGGGGTTTCCGTTTAGTTTCGCCCTCACCTCGTCCTCACGCACCGCCATCTGCGCCGTAACCTTTGACACGGTGTAGGGCGTGAAGTACTGCCCCATTCGGGAGTTGGAAGTGCCGCTCTCCATATAGAGTTCGCCGCACCAATCGCACAACTCGCCCGCGTCCATTGATGCCTTGATGTCGTCCATCAAAAGACCAAGAGCCACCGTAAACTTGTGGAATTGCTCATCTGTGTACTTTTTGCGTGTGTTTTCGTACCGCTCCTCATACACTTGCCGCGTTTTGCCGAGGTGTACGGCGTTGCGGAAACTGATTGCGGACAACTCGAAAAAGTCGGCAATCACCGTGTAGAAGTCGCGGTCGGTGAAACTCTCGAAGATACGCCTTATATCTCGCTTGTGATTGAACATTTTTCATTTCTTTGGGTGGGTATATCAGAACAGGCGGAACTCAAACGGCTCGCCCTTATTGCCTTTCATTTCGTTGATGTCGGACTTGATTACGTCCAACTTCCAACTATTCTCGCGTACTTGGTTTTTTATAGTGTCAGAATTACACTCAATAGCCTCAACCTTGACCGTGAGGGTGTCAATCTTGCGCTCCACGATGCCGAGGTGCGCCGTTAAAGTGTCAATTTTACACTCAATAGCGTTAATCCTTTCGTCAAAGTACGCCTTGCTAACGCTGCCGCTGCAAAGGTCTATGACGAAGTTGGCGGCGACGGCGATAATCACCACCGCCACCACAATTCCAATTATTCCTTTCATTTCTGCATAGCCTTTATCATTTCGTTGTATTGGCGGCTAATCTCCGCCGTGAGTTCGTATTCGTCCGCAAAGGTCTTTTTGAGGATGAGGCTGACACGGTAGTCCGTGAGTTGCCACCCCTTAGCCTTGCAGATGCTTTTGATTTTATCGGCATCAAAAACAAAAACAACGTTGTTTTGATTTGTTTTTGATGTTTGTCGCGTCGTTTCCGTTTGTTTCGGCGTAGATGTCGATGTCGTAAGATAGTTGCACCCCCTTGTCAACAAAACCGCCAACAAAACCGCCAAAACAACCGTGTAGATAATTTTGATTTTTGACGGTCGGCTTTCGGTTTTGTAAGCCGAAACAACGGGGGAGAGTGTTTCCTGCGTGTACGCCCTGCCGTCGGGTCGCACAATGCCGAGCGCGTTGATTGCGTCCACGATGTACTGCGGCACGTTGCTCGGCAAGGCGTACACGTTGCTGTAAACGCCTTCGGAAATGCTTTTCACCCAGCCTTTCTCAGTGATTTTCTCCAACGCCTGCGCGTGAAGTTTCACAATCTTTTTCGTAGTCAACGGCGGCTTTTTGGCGTTCCTTGCCGCCGTTGTGTCGCGGTATGACGACGTGCTGGATGCTGTCGCGGTGTTGTCGTGATGCTGTGGCGGCGTTGTCGTGATGCTGTCGCATTCCTGTCGCATTTCTGTCGTATCGTTGTCGCAACGTTGTTGTAGGGCAAGTTGAGCGTTTTGCTTTGCGGCGATGATGAACACCCCCAATAGGGTGGAGAAGTCGCGGTAAGGAATTAAGAAGTCCCCCACCCCGACGGCGTGGCTGTCCGTGCCGTTTTCGGAGTGAAACCACGGCTCGCCCTCGTCGGCATACCTCACCGTCCCCACCGTATTGGTTGAGGTGTCGAAGTAACGCTGCGCCTCATCATATCTCATCAACTCTTCCATTATTCCGTGTATATGTATGTTAAAAATTTGTCTTTGTCAAAATTTTTTCCGCAACAACTTGTTCCGCCTTGACCGTCCCAATCTCTGTGGATTTTGATTTTGTCTTTTGTCAGGTCGTACTTCCAAGCAAGGTAGTTGACCAAACATATTAACAAAATTTGTTGTTTGAGGGTCGGACGCTCAACATCAAAATTGCCGTGCAGACAAATTCCGATGTTGGCGGTGTTGTTGTTCAATACGTGCGCACCTTTGTTTTTGTCGTAGCGCACCTTGTAGATGCGGTCGGGGGTGATGTAGTAGTTGTAGGCGAACCCACAAGACCACTTGCGCACCTCCTCGTGGAACTTGTCAATGTCTTTAAGAGACACCTTTTTTGCAAGTTCTACCGCGTCGTGGTGTATGGTGATGGTCAGCACGGTGTCGGCGGCGTTCCCCTGATTGAAACAGGTCGTAACGTCCTGATAGTAATGGTTGACCACCGCAAGGCAGCCGAGCCACACCACCAAGACGACTACTGACAGCCGCCACACAATCCGTACTATTTTCCTGAGCCACTTAACCATTCACACATAGTTTTGTATAGGGCGTTTAGACCGTCCCACCCTTGATTGCTTAAAAAAAGCGTTACGAGGACGACCGCAGCCGCGCCCATTATGATTTTTGCAAACGGCTTGATGCCGTCAATGACAAAATCAAACAGCCGTTTGAGGACGTAAAAAACCACGTTCCTTATGAAAAGGATGGCGAGGTCTATGCCGAACAATGTTGTCAGCACGGGCAGGAATACAAGGGGGTAGTATCCGAACTTGTAGCCTATCCATACGCTGTCCGACATTACGCCGAAGTTTGAGCATACCCACGCGGAGCATGGGAAATACTCGCTGCGGAGGGTGCGCTGTACGAACACCCCGCCATCCGTCACGTCGTCAACGGGAACGTAGCCATCCGCATCGTTGCCGATTGTGTCGGCGGCTATTTCAGAAAACTTCAAATCCATAATTTCCTTTTTTTGTTTTTGATTGCGCAAAAATAAATCAAAATATTTGATTGTGCAAACTTTTTTCAAAAAATATTATAAAAATTTTTCTTTTTTTCGGTCTGCATACGCGCATTTTTTTTCTGTTTTTGCGTGAAAGAGATATTTTTTTATAACATCAAAGGGCGTTTGTCTCCAAAAATGCCGAGAAAACACCAAGCCTCACCCCCACAATGTCATATTTTTTTATCACTTTGCCCTGACTTTTGGAAATTGCCGCCACCGTGTATTTTTGCGGTGTAAATCATAAAAAAATATGTCTTTTTCGATACATACAGCCGAGAACGCCGTGCGCCTCCTGATGATGCAGGGGGAGAAAGAGCCGACGGAGATATGCCGCCGCCTTTTCCACGCCGATATGCTCCACCTCTCCAAGTACGGTCGCAGCATATTGCGGGACACCTACACGCGCCAAGGCACGACACCCATACCGCAAAGGACAGCCGCCGCACTCAGCAACCCCGACTTCGACCCAAAGGAATACGACGGCGACTACTTGTCTGTGTCAGACGTGGAATGCCTGAAAGCGTCCACCGCCGAAGGGACGGCGCAAACGCAGAAAGCGATAGGGGACACGCCCGACGGCTGCGCTATCACCACGGAAACGATGCTCCGCGCAATGGGGGAGGACGATGGCTTCATTGATTACGTCCTTGAACAAGAGGAGTTGGAGCGTTGGCTCTCAGGCAAAACGAAATTATGACACGAAACCCTTAAAATATCAAGATTATGACGATAAGAGAATCCCTGCGGCAGATTAACCTGTTTCCTATCCCCGACGCGACCATTGAGGACGTATGCGAGAAACGCGGACTGACACCCGACGCGACCACGGACGCGGAGACACGCGCAGCCGCATCTTTCCGCCTTGCCACCGCCGACATCTACAAGTGGCTCGCGTTCTGCCCCTCGTCAGTGAGCGAAAACGGCATTTCTTTCTCCATTTCGGAGAGCGACCGCCGACGCTTCCTCGACGAGGCTAACAAGATTTACGGCGAGTTAGAGCCTGACGAAATCTACGGTCTGAGCACGATTACCGACCGCTCGTATATGTGGTAGGGTCTGCGATGAGGCAAAGGAAAGGGGGACACCGTTTGTGCGATGCCCCCCTCGTTTTTGGGCTGCGTCCCCTTAAAACGCCGCCCGATTGTGGGTCTTGCCAAGTACCTAAAATAATGTCTTTTGCATCTGTTCGGCTTTTATGCGCCTGATGGATGCGTCGTAGTATTCCTTGTTGAGTTCAAAGCCGATGAAGTGGCGTTTTTCTCTGATTGCGGCGACCGCCGTCGTGCCGCTGCCAGAGCAGTTGTCTAAAATTACCTCCCCCTCGTTGGTGTAAGTCGCTATTAGATAGCGTATTAGCGAAATAGGCTTTTGCGTGGGGTGGAATCCGTCTGCATCACGGTCGTATTGAATGATGTCGATAGGGTAACGCTCGCCGCTGCTGATTGTCTTGACCTTCTCAAACTTGCCGTAATTCGTGCCTTGTCTGCCTGTCTGACATTTGTACGGCTCAAACCCTTTCCGCATTATGGGGTTGTACGTCGGCAGGTCTTTGTAGAACACAACGATATTTTCGTGTATTTTTAGCGGCATTTTCTTTGCGTTCAAGAACCCCGTGCCGTTTTGCTTCTCCCATATCCATTCATATCGGAACATTTTCGGGTTGCTCATCACCAACGCCGAGGTGAACGGCTGCTGGCTGAACAGCACGATGGGCGCGGACGGCTTGCAGATGCGCTTGTATTGCGCCCACAGCTTGTCGAGCGGAATCACGCAGTCCCACGGGTTGCGGGTCGTGCCGTTATCCGTAGGGCAAGTCGCAAATTATCGCGTCAACCGAGTGGTCGGCGATAAACGACATACCATCCAAGCAATCGCAGTTGTAGATGGAATCCGTCTCGACTTGCCCTACGTTCTTCAAATAGTCTAAATCCTTAGTCATTGCGTTTTATTTAGTCCATTTGCGCCTTGATAAACTTAATCGCCACCTCCACCTCCCTTATACGCTCCATATTGTCGGCTGTGCGGGGGCGCAACTTTTTGAGGTAGAGGATTTGTTGGAGTTGCGGCAGCGTCATCTGCTTGTAAACCTCACTAAGAGGTAATTTGTTTGTCATTTTCGTGATTTTTTGGGGGGTTAACGTCCTGTCGAACCGTAGCCGCCTGAGCCACGATCCGTTGTTCCGAGTTCTTCAAGTGTGGCGACCTGCTCCCATTCGATGTCCTCGCCGTTGGAGAGGGCGATTTGCACAATTTTGTCGCCGATTTCGTAGTCTGAGCCACCGACAACGCGATAATATACGGCTTTGTACTCACCGCGATAGCCTGCATCGCCTACGCCCACACCGTTGGAAAGAACCATATCATCGCCCGACAAAACGCCGTTTTCGGGATAGTTCAGGCTAATGCCAACGCCGTTTGTCAGCATCAAACCCTTTTTGCAGATAGAACTGCGGGCGAACAGAAGGAGGCTTACCTTTTTGCCATCCTTGTCGATAGGCGGAAACGCCAAGTGTATGCCTGTGCCGTAGGTAACACAGCCTTTTAGCGGTGTGTTGTCGTGCTTGGACGTTGCCTTTACGTCCCATCCGAAGTCGTCGTCGTGCGCCCTTTGGGGCATCGTTGCACCCTCTTCAAGGTAAATTTTTACTTTCATATTTGTAGTTATTTAGAATGGCAGCGGTTCGCCTGTCTGCTGTTGGTAGGACGGCTGCTGCTGTTGGGCGGAATACGCCGCCTGCGGTTGCTGATAGTAGGGCTGCTGCGGTGGTTGCTGATACGTCGGCTGTTGGTACGTCGGCTGTTGGTACGCTCCGCCTTGTTGCGGCTGTTGTGCGCCTTGTTGCGGGTGCTTCGTGCAGAGGTCAACCTGCTGCCCGATAATCTCAGTTATCTGCCTTTCCGCGCCGCTTTGGTCGTTGTACTTGCGGTAGGTGAGTTTGCCCACCACGTTGAGTTTGTCGCCCTTGTGGATGTAAGGGACGACACCGCCCATATTTTTCAATACGATGCGGTGGAAGTCGGTGCGGTCAGGGACTTGCTGTCCGCTCTTGGTCGTGTAGCCTTTCTCGGTGGTGGCGAGGCTGAACGTGGCTATCGCGCCGCCGTTGTCAAACGTTTTTACGTCGGGCTCGCCACAGACGTTGCCACTCAGGAATACTTGATTAATCATTTGTCGTTGTGTTTATATGTGTTAATAATTGCTGATGCTGCAATATAGACGATGAACGCACCAAGGAAGATGTAAATATATTCCACGTCCCACGCTTGGGCGGCGTCCTCTACCTCCCACTCCCATTGTTGGAAGTTGGCGAAGGTGTCGTATATTTGTTGCAGCGTGCCTGTCATAGCGTTTTGTCGCTGCCCATTTCGGACAGCATTTTGTTTATTGTTCCGTTTGCTGTTTCTTTCAGAACTACGAATTTGTTAGCTTCTTGCGGAAGTAACTCGCAGTATTTTTTCAAAAACAAGAAATTCTTGTCTTGTATGTTGTTTGTAATGTTCATTGTCCTATCATTTTAAGTTCAACCATTTTTTCGCGAGTTCGTCGGGTATCTGCATCACGGTTTTGTACCCTGCCTTGATGCCCTCTGTCACGATTGTTCGCACCTCTCTGTCCTTCAACTCACGCCCTTCAAGCGTGATGTAGCCGTGGAGGTTTTTGCGCCAATGTGGGCTTTGACGTAAGCCTTGTAAGTTGCAGTCCATTTTTACTCTGTTTTAGTGGTTAGTAATTCGGGGTTGTCATGTATGTTGCCTACTATTTGCAAATAGGCAGATGCGAGAGACAAGTGTTCAATCGGTCTAAATGCACACTTGTCGAATTTTACAACAAACCTTTCAATTTTCGGCTTCCACGGGTCATTTTTTGACTCGCGATATTCGCCTACTACGTAGTCGATGATGTCTCCATCGTATATAGGATTTTCATCACAATCTTTTAAGTCGGCATACTTGCCGACGGTTTCAGGCTTGACCACCGCCCAACTTTCAATGCAAAGTGCGCCGTTGTAAATGTAAGCGTCGTAATCAAAGGGGACAATGATACACTCGCCCTTGTCGTCTTGAATTAGATTGCCGTACACCCACTTGCCGTTCTCGTCTTTACCTCTGTATTTGTTTTGTGTCATAGTGCAAAAGTTTTTAGTGTTTCTTTACACCGCAAAGATATATCTTTTATCTTGATTGTGCAAACTTTTTTCAAAATATTTTAGTTAATTTTTGTTAACGGCTTTTTTCGCCGTCTTTTGAGGATTTCGGCAACAAAGACCGCCGAGTTCGCCTCGAACATAGCCTCCTGAAACTCTCGAAAGACTACCATAAAATGGTCTTTTTGTGCGTAGATTAAAAACATATTGCGCAGCCTTTTCCATCGCGCATAGGTGTATTTTTTTTGAAATAAGTGCTTCACGCCCTCATACCCCGACACTTCGGCGTACTCTGCGACAACGGCAAGCACCTGATAGCGCGGAAAGTATTTCTTCGCCTTGTCGGTGGCTCGTTTCAGCACACCCCTGCCCCACCGTTCCTGTTTCTCGGCGTAATAGCCGCCGCCGACGATGCGCGGAGTGCCGTCCTTTTTCAAAGCCGCCACGCTGCCGTCCTTGCGTATGCAGCGACCGTCTATCTGTGAACCGTCAACCATACTCGCCCCCTTTTTTAGAATAACAAACCTATCCTTTTTTTATACTCGGCTAACTGATGCCGTGGCACGTATAGCCTTTCCGTCGCTGTCTTTGCATTGTTGTACGCAGACAAAGTGCAAACAACTTTTGTCTGCGCGACCGCCACGAAATCGGGCTCGGGCATATTGTATTCCGATATTATCACTAATGGCTTTTGCCTCATCGCCCAATCGTAAAACGCCGCGTGGTCAAAGTCTCCCGTGACATATCCCGCTGCGGAAGAATAGGGGATGTCGCAGTACACCACCGAGTTAGGCGCAATGTCCACATCGTAATAGTTTTCACGCAGACCACGCAGACGCTGTATTTTCTGCCAATGTTCCAACGAATAAAAAGACGTGATTTTTTCAAGGCTGATGAGGCTGCGGATGTCAACGTCCGCCGTGTATCCGTCAAGCCCAAACAAGCTTTCATAAGAACGCGGCAGCGGCATAAACTCCTGCATCTTGGCGTATGCCTCCGCTGTCGGGAACTCCCACTGCGACCGTCCGAAGTAATGCCGCTCCATATTTGTGCCGAGCCTTATGCCTACCTCGCGCTTGGATTTTAGACCTGATTGTTTAAATGCGTCGCAAAGATATTCGCGCAGTTCTTCCTCACGCTGTTTGATTTGCGTGTGTAGTTTGCCCTTGTAGTCTGCGTATGTAAGGTCTGTTTTTAGCACCTCGGACAGATACCAATCGGTGTAGGCGTGTTTTACAGTCTCCAAATGCTCAAAAATCCACTTCCTTGATGCCGACGGACAGCCCATTTCTTTGAGGTCTGACATATCGCCGAAAACCCGCGCCTTGTGCAGCGCAGCCTTGAAAGGTTCGAGTTCCTTGGCGTAAAGATAGTTCTCGCCGTTGCCGCCAAAACTATAACAGAAAAAGGCGATTTCGTCGGTGGTGCGCGTGCGGTCGTACTCCTCGCGGCTTATGAAGTGTTGCAGCCTCTCGTCGGAATATTCGCCGTTTGCCGCCTTGACAAAGCCTTGGCACAAGGGGTTGAGGTCGTTGAATACGAAGTTGCGGAACTTGCCGCTGCGGATTGCCGCGTGGGTGACAGCACCCCCACCTCCGAACAGGTCGTAGAAGTTGTCGGCGTGGGGGATGTTGTCTAACACCCATTCCGCTATCTTGTTTTTACTACCTTGGTAATTCAGACCGTACTTTATTAGCATTTTTGGCGTGGTTTGTAATGATGCGCAAAAATACATCAATTTTTATGATTTTGCAAACATTTATCAAAAATTGCAAAAAAAATTATCATATCAGAACAGCGTCAACTGCGCGTCCTCGTTGGATGTGTCGATAAACATTTTGCGGAATATCGCCTCCAACACGTCCACGACGATAGAGTTGCCCGCGAGTTTGTATTGTTGTGAGTTGCTTATCCCTGCGGCTTGGATGCGGTCTATGTAGATGTCGTCCACGTCCATAAGTCTGAAACATTCGCGAGGGGTAAGGCGGCGGATGCGGTCGCCGTGTTGCTTGCTGAGGATTTTCGGTTGTAAGTTGCCGCCCTCGCAGCAATTGAGGGTGGGGGATATGCCGTCGGGGGAATAGACGCGGCGTGTAGATTCGTGCGCGTTCATATTTGCAATGCTGTCGACGCACTCTATCTGAGGCTCGTTGACTTTAAGCAAGAGCGGTTCTATGCCCTCGTGCGCGGTGATGCAACGGCTTATCTTGTCGCCGTAGGCATCTTGCACGTACTTTCGCATTTTGTATTTCGAGGCGAAGCGTCCCTCTAACTGCGCGTCGGTGTAGTAGAAGTGCTCGGGTACGCCGTCAACTTCGAGGACGTGGCAGAGCCTTTTTTCGAGCCGTTTTTTCTTTGGAAAAAAGAACGGCGCTTTGCCGAGCGCCGAAACAACAAAGAGGCGGTTTCTTGATTGCGGCACTCCGTAGTCTTTCGCGTTGAGGCATTTGGCGTAGTTGGTGTAGCCGTAGCGCGTGAGGGTGTCGAGCCAACGTCGCAAAAGGGGCATAAAGGTCTTGGTGGTGAGTGCAGGGACGTTTTCCATCAAGAGCCATTGGGGCCTCTTGGCTTGGATGGCTCTTTCGACTTTCCATAACAGGCTCGACCTCGTGCCGCTGCCTTTCTCTCCCCCTGCTTGCAGTCCTGCGATGGAGAAGTCTTGGCAGGGGCTGCTGTAAGTCAAAAGGTCGAAGTCAGGCACTTTGTCCCAGTCTATCTTGCTGATGTCGCCGTAGTTTGGAACATCCTCGCCGTGTACCGCGTGGTAGGCTTTGATTGCGTGGGGGTCAATCTCCGAAATGCCGACGGGGACGACCTTGATTTTGTCGGGGTGGGCGCGTTCCAAACGCCGCAACGCCATCAACTGCGAGCCATAGCCCGCGAAACTCTCAAAAACTCTGATTGTCTGCATTTTATATGTTGTTATTTATTTAAAAACTTTACACTTAATCCGTTTGCGTCGATAATGCGCAAAAGGAGCGTCTCGTCGGTCTCAAACTTCGCGTCGAGGATGTGGAACGCATCGACCACCTGCGACATATCGAAGTTTTTGTCTATCACGTTGTCATAACATAGCGAGATAGACGTTATGTGCTTGTTGATTGCGGTTATCCCCGTGTTCGTGCCGTCCACGCCCGCCATATTCGCAAAGCGAGCGATTCCGTTGTCTTGAATGATTAACTGCGAGAGTTTGGATAATAGCCAACACTGCATAAAAGCCGCCACAAGGTTGGCGCGTTCCGTGAAAGCGTGGTGGAGATTGTTGGTAATCGTGCATTTCATAATCGTTTCGTCGGCGAGGATAGGCTGCGCGATTTCGAGGTACTTCTGCCGCATCACCGCCTCGTCGCCTTGGAATTGTTGGTATTCGTAGTTCTTGATTGCCTCCCTGAGTTGTCTAACGTACTTCCGCACGTTCTTGTAGTTGCTGCGATATTCGGGTGTGGTCTCGACTATCTCGATGAACTCCTCCGCCCTGATGTCGGCGAGGATGCCGATGAACATCGCCTGATAGAGAAAAGCGAGTTTCCGCGTCTGCGCTTCGGTGAGCCATTCGCCCTGATTTTGTGCGTTTTGTGTTTGTTTGTTTGTATCCATTTTTTTAAGTGTATTTTTTACACGCGCTAACCCTTGACCTTTTAAGCTGTTTTAGCGCATTAAATTTTAAAGATGATTATTTTATTTGCTCCGCCATAAAAACCGCTAATTTTTGAGATTTTGCGGTAAATATGGGATTTTATACATAGTCACGGATGTCCTTGCCGCTCTCTTTTACTTTCTCAAAAAATTTTATGACAAGTGCGGTCTTGCTTTTTATGACCGCATGCAACTTGGCAATGTCGGTGTCGGCAACGCCAATTGTGACAATCCCCTTCCTACTTCTCGCTGCCACCCTGCTGCATTCACTCTTGAAGTGATAGGCAAAAAGTCTGTTTTTTTCCTCGTCGGTGGGCTTAATCGCCTTGATAGCGATTAGGTAGTCATAGGACATGCCGTGGAAGTCTAAGAACTCGCCTTTTTTAAGCCATGATTGGTAACTCATGTAAATAAGTTTGCGCCGTTGCTCGTTGTCCTCCGCCTCGGTCACGGTCGCTTTCTGCGGAAGTGCTGCTACGGCTGCGGCTTTTTTTGCGTTGTTTTGCGCAGCTATGCGGTCGGGGTCGGTAATGTAGGCGTTGAGCCAGTCCACGATGGCGCACACCGACACGCTGTAAACTTCGCCGTACTTGCCCAGCACACCGTCACCGATTGCCTTTTTGATGTCATACGGCGTAAGGGAGCGAAATTGCTGGTTTATGATTTGGCGGAGGTCTGTGCAGACCATATCCAGCGTTCTCGGTTCTATGGACTGCCCCTTGCGGAAGTATGCGAGGGAGACAGCCTGTCGGAGGTCGTCGTTAGAAATTGCCGATTGCGGCAAGGTATTGGGTTGCTGCGTCGGTTGTGTCGCCACCGCTTGTGTTGTCTGTGGTTCCATTTTGTTGTTCATAAATTTGCGTTAATGTTTCGTATGCTGCGAGTGCCGCCCCTGCGCCTGAGAGTTTGGCGGGTCTTGGCTGCATTGGTGCGCGTTCTCGGTTGTACTTGCCTTCTAAGACCTTGACGAAGTTTTCGGGTCTGAAAAGCCAGTTGAAGTCGGCGAGGAAGTTTTCGGATGTCTCGGCGTTCAGGAACTTGGACTTTGCGGCGTTCTCGATTACCGTGGCGATTGCGTTCTTGCCGTGTTCTCTTGCCCTTGCCGCCACCGCTTGTTGCCGTTTGCCCGTGATGGAGGTGATTTGGTGTATTCCGCGTCCCTGCATCGTGTTGTTGAAAAAATCTTTGAGGGCGTCGAAGTCGATGGCGTCGTCTTTTTTTCTTTTGGCGCAACTTTTCTTTTTTTCTGCGTCGGCGGTCGGGGGTATAAGTGTGAGGGTGTCCGCGTCCTCGTTTTTCGGCTCGTTTTCGGGAATGTCGGTGGGGGTGTCCCCTTGCGCCGTCGTCCCCGACGACAAAGGTGCGTTAGCACCTAAATTTTGATATATATTTTTTTGTTTTTTGTTTATTGTTATATTGTTTATTGTTACGTTGTTGTCAGTCGGCGTGTCACTTGGCGTGTCGGTCGGCGTGTCAGTCTGTATGTCACTTGGCGTGTCGGTCTGCGTGTCGCTTTCCGTTTTTTGATTTTGGTAAGCATCATAATTACAGATAGTTATGATACTATTTTTGTTTGTCGCTTTTATCGAAATTTCACCCGTTTTTTCGAGGTGTGAAAGGACGGTTCTGACGGCACGAATTGTAAGCCCTGTGTCGGAACAAATGGTGCTTAAACTCGTTATCAACTGACCGCGTTTTACGTCATATTTTGCTTGCCATTTTTTGTCCCCCGTGTTGGCGTTGAACACAAGATAGACAAACACCTTGAAGATGTCGGAATTGGATTTGAACCACTCCCAATTCTGCATTTTCCGATGAAGGCATATCCAACCGTTGACTAACATTTTTTTTAGTATTTTTCGTTAGCGATTGCCACCAACTCCGCATTTGTCGCCTGACGATTGCGGAACAGGTAGTCCATTATCTCCGACGGCTTGAAAAACACGGTCTTGCCGCCGTCGGGCTTGTAGCAAGGAATCTGCCGCAGGCTTATCTTGTTGTAGATGGTTTTTTTTGTCCACCCCGTCACTGACATAAGGTCGGCGACCGTCCATACTACTTTCGTGTGTATTTCCTCTGTCCTGCCCATAATCCCAGTTTTTTAATGATGTTGATTACGCCTTGGGGTGTTTGCACGCCGTCGGCAAGGCGTGTTTCTGTCTTTGCAACATATTCCGCTATGCGGGAGGGGCGGAGCGTCGGGTATTGTGCGCGCAATTCGAGGAATTTTGTTTTTATGCGCTCCCTGCGTTTCTCCGTTGCGATTTCGCGCCTTGTCTTGATGTCGTCGGGGATTGCCATGCCGATGCTGTCAGGCGTGGGTGTTTGGTTGGTTTTTTCGTCCATTTTTCTGTCTGTTTTTTATGTTATTGTAATATTTTACCTATGACTATTAATGCCGCGCCGATTACCACTAAAACAAGGGCAAGACGTGTTGGTTTTTCGTCCACCACGGTCGCGGGCGAGGGCAGCAACATACCCCCACCGAATAGGGCGAGGGCGATGCCGCCAAATTGGAGAAGTGCCGCTATCATTTGTCGCCTCCGTCTTTTACGTCCATAATGCCGCAGCAAAGAATGATGCTGCAAATTATAAAGCCGTACAACCAAAATTGGTTTATGTAGGGCGATGCGTCGATTGGCAGGTTGATGAGTTTGTAGCCGAGGGCGAGCGTGCCGATGCCGCCAAAAATCAATTTTTTCATATTCAGATAGTTTTAAGCGTTAATAAATTTTTTGTAGGGGTATGCTTTACGGTCGAACACTATGCTGTCAGTGTCGGCAGTGTACCTGATGCCGTGGCGTGTGCCGTCCGCGCCGATTTGCATAGAAAAAAACTCGTCCGCGTGTGCCTTGCAGAACTGCGCCACCTCCGTCCGCGTGTTGCAAAATTCAGAGCGTTTGTCGTTGTCGAGGTAGAACTTGAAAGGGTCGGTGTGGTATTTCGCCTCAATTTTTTTGCATGTGAAACACTTTAACTCGTTGTCTCGATTGAATTTAAAACTAAATTCGTAGCGATTGCCCTTGTCGTCGAAAATGTCGTCAAAATCACGGGAGAGATTAACGGCATTGTGGCGGTAGTTGTTTAGGCAAAATTGAAACAAATGAGCCACCAAACCCGTCTGCGTGTATTCTTTGTTGTTGTGCCTGTACATGATAGCGATTTTTTTAACGGTGGTGGGGGCGGTTGTGGATGTCCCCACCACCGTGGTGATTGTGTTACAAGTTGAGCAACTGCATTTGCGCAATGTCGTCCATGTATCGTGGGTCGTTGCTAAAATTCTGCACGATGTAGTCGTACCACGCCTTCGCATTGTCCGTCTTTTTCTCGTTGTAAAAGGCGTACAACTTGTTTTTTGCCGTGGCAAAGTCGTACTTAGGCTGTGCAGGGGCAGCGGTCGGTGCTGATGCAGGGGCGGCTTGTTGTGTCTTTTTGCCGCCGTTGCCGTTGGAGAAGGTAGCGTCAGGGTCGAGTTCGGTTTGCAGACCGAGTGCCATGCCGAGCAGATAACGCTGTGCGTAGGTTATCGTTGAGCCGTCGGATTTGATGGCTTCGGGATTGTTTGCGAGCCGAAACGGGTACATAAGCGGCTCGGTGCGCTCCCCCGTCACGGTGTCCACGAAATTAAGCGCAAATACGCGAAAATTCGAGGCGAGGAGCGGCAGGGTGTGTTCGTTCAAAACCGCCGTGATTTCGTAATCGAGTTGGTTCTCCGCAAGGATGGGTGTCACCACTTTGAGGATGGCGGTGAGGGAGGCGTAGTTGATTTTTTTGCCGCCACCGACTATTGCGTCGCTGTCCTTGCCTATCACCCCCACCGCGTTCTTTACGGCGAGGATTTTGGCGGCGAGCGACGGCGTGGTGGTCGTCGCTGCCGCAGGTGCCTGTGTTTCTTTTGTTGCCATATTCGTAAAGTGTTAAAGTGTTTAACTTCAAAAAAATTGCCCCTTCTTGCGTCACGGGCGGGGCGTGACCTGTGCCGCTGCACATCAATCCGTCAGGGTGGAGAGTATGCGGTGCAACCAGTCCCCCGATTAGAGTTTTTTGCGTGGTTCTAATACGACTCCCACATTTTTTTTGTGAATTAAAATTTTGGTCTTATCTTTGCACCTTATTATTAAAAGTGTTTTAATATTTCTTTTAATTCACTTTGCAAATGTATAAACTTTATACGTAACCTACAAATTTTTGTTTAGGTTTTTTAGTTAATTAATGTTAATTACCTATAAAACGTTTATTATGAATAAGTTAGAACGAATAAAAAAGGCTGTAAAAATGGCTGTTGCGCTTGGTTATGGCAAAAATCAGGCAGAAATAGGGCGATTGTTAGGATATAACAACGGCGCGGCGTTTTCGCACGTCCTAAATGGCGTTGACAAAATGCCTACTAATTTTATAGATAAATTACAAAGTGTTTTACCTACACTAAATATAGAATGGATTGAGACTGGGCAGGGCGAGATTTTCAAAGACAAGGCGATACCGCAAAAAACACCCCCCGCCATCCATTCCGCTGGCGACGTGGCAATGTTCAATTCGCAGATTAACCACGACAACCTTGCCGCCACGCTGCAACGCCTGACCGACGAGATAGCCGAGCAACGCCGGACATACACGGAACTATTAGCCGCAAAAGACGAACAAATCGCCAAAAAAGACACGCAGATTGACCAACTTTTAAAAATCATATCAAAATGACACTGAAAGACCGCATCAACAAGATAATAGACCTCAAATCCAACGGAAACACCACGCACTTCGCAAAATTGACGGGGTGGTCGTGCGAGACCGTCCGCAACGTCAGACGCGCAGGAACAAACAACGTTACTCTGATAACAGACTTGCTCCGCGCAGTGCCTGAAATTTCCGCGCGTTGGCTGCTGCTTGGAGAGGGCGAGATGCTCCGACCCTTCGGTCTTGCCTACGCCGAGGGCGAGTTCCTTAAAAGGCTTGCGCGCCTTGCCGACATAGCAACCCTTGTGCCGCGCATGGACGCCGCGCAGTTGCGTAAGTTTCAGGTAGCCGTAGCGCAGGGCAACTTCCCCGACTTCACGCCTGACGAAATCGCCGCCCTGAAAGATAACAAGCGATGAGGCGAGGGTGTGGGGATAGGAAACAAAAACGGCGGACATTTCACAACGCCGCCGAAAAAATCGCTTCTTTAATGTAGCAAGAAACACATCTTAACACTTAATACTCTAAAAATCTATCCTTCCCTACTGAAAAATGAAAATGAAAAACTTTAACGATGCAAAAATACACAATTTATTTGAATTTGCAAACATATTCCACCTTGTCTATCTCCATAAGCCAAAACCTAATGAGGTTGTAGAATTGGGGGAAATTGCGGCAAATGACGTATTTGTAGCCTTGTTGCTCCACCGCTGCCTGCCATTCCTTTTGATGCTCCGACTGAACCCCGTCTTTTGTTTTCATTTCGATACACAGACCGTGGTAGCCTCGGCTCGGGTACAGGAACAACAAGTCGGACACGCCCGCCACAATGCCCTCTTTGGTCATTATAACCGCCGTTATGCGGTCTCTCTTGCCCCCATTCGGCACGGAAAAAAGGAGTGGTCGCAGGTCTTTGTATTGCAGCCTGAACCACTCCACACACTTCTGCTGGATATGGCTTTCTAAGTATCTTGGCATAATTCCTTTCTTTACGGCTGCAAAGATATATATTAAATTTTGATTATGCAAAACATTTTCAAACTTTTTTTTGCATATTTTTCTTCGACTTAGACCGCCTCATCAGTCAGTCAGATTAACTGCGGTATCTTTCCGACCGCCTCGCGTTTTGACTTGTCCACAACCTTTGCATAAATCATCGTCGTGGCGAGCGACTTATGCCCCAACAGCTTCTGTATCGTCGCAATGTTTACATCAAGTTCTAACATCATAACCGCGAATGTGTGCCTTGCGGTGTGGAACGTTACGTGCTTGCCCGTGATGCCCGCCGCCGCCGCCCAATCCGACAGATAGTCATTCGGGCGTGTCCGCATCTTGAAAACCTTGTCCGCGTCCCCCCTGCGCTCCCCCATGAGTTCCACAGCCTGCGGCGTGATGTCGAGCCATTCGCGCTTCTTTGTCTTGTGCTGCCTGAACATAATGCGCGTTATCCCGCCCTCGCCCATCTGCACGTTGCCCCACGTCAGGGCGTTGATGTCGATGCAGCGCAGCCCCGTCAGGCAGGAGAACAGGAATGCCCGCTTGACCACCTCGGCACGGCACGGCGCGGCTGCAAGTCTGCGCACCTCGTCCATAGTCAGGTACTCGCGCTCGGTGTCCGTGAGCGCAAAGCACTTTACCGCCGCCACCGTTTCAAGCCTCATCTTGCCCTCTTTCACTGCCTTAAAAAGCGCGGTTCGGAGTTTGGCGAAATAGATTGCCTTCGTGTTCCGTGCAATGGGCAGTGCGCCGATGTAGTCCTTTATGTCCGACAGGGTGTCCGCGCCTATGTTCGCAAGCCTCTTGCCGCCGTACTTCTTCGCGATGGTGTTTATCAGTGTGCGCAATATCTCCGTCCTCTTGCCCTGCGTCTTCAATTCCTCTCTGTACGCCCTGAGATAGCCATCGAGCGTGGTCTTGTCGTCCGTGGACAAGTCATACCGCCGCCGCTCCACCTCAACGGTGCGCTGCGACCTGATTATTTCCGCGAGCCTCATCGTCTCCGCGTTCTTCTGCCTGTCCGCCCTTGTCCGCTCAGGGACGAGGTAGAGTTTGAGGAACTCATAGCACCGCTCGCCGTCTGCGTAGATGTCGAGATATAAGGAGCGCGAGCCGTCCTTCAACTTTTTTTCTCTAAGCCTAACCTTGTCTTTCATTTTCTGTTTCAATTTCTGTTTTAAAAATTGTAGATTTTCGGGTAACAAAGGAATAACAAAAATTTTAGAAAAAAAAGGAAAATAGGGGAAAAATAAGGAATAAAGCAAAATTAACTGCAAGAGCCTAAAAAGGCGTTTTATTCCCTTTGTATGTCGTTTTGTTCCCGATTGTCTGAACGAAACAAAATTTATAATAAAAATTGTGCTTTTATTGCAACTATCTATACATCAACATATTACAACAATCAATTTTTTGTCAGTAACAAGGGGGAAACAAAACGGCTTGCGCTATCTAACATTAATTACGACAAAAAAAAATATGAATTTTGTTTGCAAAATCAAAAGTTTTTTTGTATATTTGCGGAAACAATTTAACACAAAAGTTATATGGAGCAAGATAAATTACAATCTGCAATAGCCTATTTCCACGGTCAGGCGGAAATATCACCATTCGCCGCCGAGGTGGAGGGGTATCTGCAAGAGTTGCACGACCTCAAATTCGGCGACAAAAAGCCGTTGAAAGTGTATAAGTTCGTTGGTGATGACGATATACGATGTGGCGACGGTCTTGCAATCGTCGCTGCGGAAAACGACAGCCAAGCGTGCAGACTGATGGATGATGCGGCAAAGGGCGACATCACCGACGCGGACGACAACGACATCCAACATCTTATCAGTACATTAGATACGATTAATCCTATTGAAATTCCGTGCCTGTCAGCGTCGTTGTCAGAGCCGACAATCATTGCTATACGCGCATACGAGGAATAAAAAATGAAGGTATATATTATGTCGGCGACAGAAAAATATTATGGCAATATGTTCATCGCCGCTGAAACCGAGGAACAGGCACGAGGTCTAACGAACAAAGGCAAGGGGGTATTCTCCGACGATAGGATAGTCGTAGAAGAACCTATGCTGTCGGCAAACGTGGACACGCCGCGAATTATAGCTGATTTGATGTTTGTCCGTCAATAATAATCCTTGCAACTTTTTTGCTACATTTGCGGAAACAGACAACAGCATCGGAAGAACCGTTGGTAAAACCTTTTGGTTAACTCCTTTTCAAATCGGGACACGTAGAGTGAGGGAACGTTATTCGAGTTCGAGTAAACGAGACCCGCATTCGCACCGTTATTCGTGTTACCCCCAAACAACAGACCGCGAAGGGACGGCGTCGCCGCCCGACCAACCCTGTTAACTATATTTTACATTTTGCGCCCCTTCCGAGGGCGTGGACGGTCGCCGCCTTTGGGCTGGCTCCGACGCTTTACGCGACAAAGCAGAGACGCGAGCCGACAGCCGGATTCGTATACGTGGGAACGTGATGCGAATTCGAGGAAACGAGACCCGCAGTCGCACCGTTAAGCGTGTTACCCCCAAACAACAGACCGCGAAGGGACGTACTATCTATATTAACGTAATGATAGTCGTGATAGTATGTGTCCGCGCTGCCACCGACTTTTTTTGCCGTGATGTCGCCGTACTGCCCAAAGTGGATTTCCTTGACGTAACCGTTGCTTCTTGCTTCGTTGCCGACGGAGCGGTAGTTTGAATAAGAAGTTGAGGAAAACAGCGAGGGACGGCTGCAAGCATAGACCGCGCTTGTGCCGCTTGTCCCCGACACTACGTTGACAAGTACGCCGTCCGTCCACTTCCAAATGTGTCCAAACGGGTTTTCTATGCCACGGTAACGAGGCACGGACACAGTTACAAGGGTGCTGTTGTTTGCGTCCTTGACGGCGAGGGATTTTACGCCTGTGCCGTTGCCGAGTTCGTCGGTGTAGCCGCAGGGGACGATGGGATAACGACCGTTGTAATTATTCCACGATGTGTCGTTCCAATCTGTTACGCCCGCGCCGAGACCGCCTTGGTGGTAGCCGTTTGCGTCCAAATTAGCGTTAAATGCCGCCTGTGAATTGAACGTGCAATACTCGACCGCGAAGAGCCAAAACAGCCACTTGTGCGCGTCGTACACATTGCAGTTCCACCGCGTGTCGCCGTTATTTCGGTTGCGTGCGTAGGTGCGAAAGTTGGTAAGGCTGATGCTTGTTGCGGGCATACCGAGTTGGCTGCGGTACGTGCCGTCCCACGCGGATTGATTGTTTCCGCCACGGTAGTCTGCGGTGGTGTTGACGATGCTGCAAAGTTTGTTTGTGGAGCGTTGGAGCGATGCTTCGTATGCGCCGACGTAGTAGCGCGGAATGTGGGTGAAGCCCGACCGAGGTGTCGCCGAGAGCCAAACGCGGTTGATTGTGTTCGATGCGCGTGTGCCGTCGAACTTTATCCAATGTTCTGGGACGCGCACCATCACCTGTCCGAGCGAGCCGTCCCTTGTCGCCGAAGTCCAGTCGTCGTAGGGAAGCTCCATAACCTCGTTGCCGAGGTCGTCGAGGATAACGCCTTTCATCTCCGACTGCACTGGTAGCAATCGGTGCGCGTCCTTGTCGCCGATGCGGTGCATCACGTCGTTCACCGTGTCGAAGTCGATGCCGTAGGGGGCGAGTTTTTCATATATTTTACGTCCTGTTATCATAGTGTAATGTTTTATTCGTTTGATACCGTGAAAGTTCCGCTACTTGCAACGTTGCCGTAGAACTTGCCGCTCACAGCATCGTACATTCCGCACTCGTCTGCCTGACGCGCTATGCCATTGCCGTCCAAAGATGCGGGTATTGCATGGAGTAGCCGGCAGGGGGTGAGGTTCATTATTGTAGCGTTGTTTTTAATAAAACGGAAGTAGGCACATTTGACATTATTAGAATCAGCATAAGCAACAAATTCAGAATAGAACAATCGAAATTCTTTTGAACCTAACGCTCCCTTAGTTACCTGATGGGAATCCCCATTTATAACTATTGTATTCGATTGTGTGCTGATAGTCACATTAGTGGCTGCGAAAGGATTAATATTAATCTCAGATGAGTTGTTGGCAACTCGTAGCCCTTGATAATAGTCCACCGTCTTGCCAACCATTGTATTTCTTCCATCATCTGAACCAGAGCCAAAGCGTCTCCAAAACAGACACTTCCTATCAGACAAGTTATCTACTTGCGTTTCCCAATCTAAGTCTTCATTAAGATTATGCAGTGTGTCAATATACGCTGTCCCATCCCCCATCAGCCACGGGTACGACGCGAAGTCGTCTCCCTCGACGAGCCGCGTGAGTTCCTTGCCGATGCGCACCGTGCTGACATCAACGCCGTTGCGGACGATGCGCTTAATCTTGTGTCCGTTGTAGTATATCGACATAGCCTAATAGATGTTATCGTATGTAAAATATACTTGATTCTGCACCACCGTTCCTGCTGTTTCAAGGTCGGCGTAGTCGTCCTCGGTGATAAGGTTCTGCCCCACCCACTGATTGCAAAGGGTGTTGATGTTAACGCCGACAAGCCGCTGATTTGTTGCGTCCCACACCATCACCTGTCCGTTGCTAAGGTTGCCGCTCTCATCCCTTGTCGCTATCGGTTCGAGCGTGCCACCTTCATCTCCAATACGGAATACACCCGATGCGTCTGTGCCGAACAGCAAGTCGTTGCTAAGACCGTCGTAATTCTCGACTTTCGTGCCGCTTAACGAGCCGCTTGCAATTGCCGTCTGCGCACCGTCGCGTAGCGTGATAAAGTTGTTTTCGGACTTGATGTTTACGATTTCCTCGACCGTCTCCTTGCCTGTAACGTTTAGATTACCGCTGACGGAGAGGTTGCCCGACACCGAGCCGTTGCCCGTTATCGCCGTGCCGCTTGACGAAACCTCGACCTTGTTGTTTCCGCTCTGTATCTTCGTGTCGGTGTTCTGCGTGTGCCTTTTCGACACCGCGTCGGCTGCATCTGTTGTCGCAATCGAAGTCGCCGCAACCTTGCCGCTGCTGTTGCTTTCGAGGATTTTCGACGCTGTGAGGTCTGCGGTCGTGATGCTTGTCGCAGCACCCGTGATTGTCGCTTGTTTGCCTTGTATTGCAGTCTCCGCCGCCGTCATTCGCGTTTCGAGGTCGGAAACCGCGCCCTCACTCGACGGCTGCACGTTGATGCGCTGCCAGCCACCCGTGCGAATAACGATGTCGGCTGACGGTGTAATACGCTGCACTCCGCCATTCCACAAGTTGCCAATAGGCTGTGACGCCTTGATTACGTGAGGGTATGAATAGTCGGAATAAAACTCGTTGGACACGACATTGTTGCTCATCAGACCCAAAGAATAATATTCCACACCGTGTTCGTCGAGCCATACAGACGGATAGCCTTCACCACCCGTCGCCGCCGTGTTTATGATTTCCACGCCGTTGTCAAGTTGCACAGCGTCCACATCCCATACGTTTTCGGCATATTGATATTGATGATAAATTACATTGACAATCTTGTGCGCGTCGCCGTTTGCGTCTGCCGTGTACGTTCCTATCAACTGCTTGCATCCGTCCTCGGTTTGATAACTTGCGGGGTACGTAATATAGTATTTTAGACCGCTGACCATTATTTCTCGCATATCTTGCCGCACCTTGAAGTCCTTTGTGATTGAAGTTGCGCGGTAAATGTAGCCGCCGTTTGGGTTTGGATAAACGAGAACCTGCTGACCTGCTGGGATAGTTGCGACTACTTCCCCTGCCGTGTATTGATACACATATCCGTCGGTGTAGTTCGCTGTGGTCGTTCCCCTGTGCTGCACGATTTCGCCATTTGTCGTGCCTTGGTAGGTCGTCAAGTCAACTTGTTTTAGCGCGTCGGGAACGTTGCCGACCGCTGCGTCAATCGCCGCCTTAATGCCGCCGCTCGTTACGGGGTTGGTGCTTGCCGCCGTCGGTGTGCTGTCAAAGGTGAGGGTGTCTTGTTTATTTGCTATCGCCGCCACGTTGTCCTCGTGTCCCTTCAACAACTTGCCGATTGCAACGTTCATACTGTCGCCAATTGCTGGTGCGGAATAGGTCGAAGCCTTGACAAACGCGCTTGTAAGGTTGACGTTTGAGCCGTCGTAGATGTCCACCAAGTCTTTAAGCGACACCCTGATAACAGACTTGCCGCTGGCTACATTGAACGTGAATTTGAGGTAGGGGACTTCCACCGTTACGCCTTGCTCCGCCGTTGTGTATAGTTGCACGTTGTCGAGCATACCGTCCACGATGAACTGCGACATATCCACATACGACACCACCGCGCCGCCCTTGCCTTTCAGTTCAAGATGCTGATTTGAGGAGTTGTAGGCGATGTCGATGGACGAGCCTATTGCGTCGTTTGTGAGGGTCAGGAAGTTGTCGCCTGATGCCACGCCCGTCGGTGGCTGTGTCGGTGATTGCGTCCACGACTGCGAGCGGATAATGATGTCAGCCGTTGCCGTTATCATTTGTGTGGTCGCGCCCAAAGCCGTGCCGAGGGGTGCTGTGGCGAGTAGGTAATGCTGCGTTTCTGCCGCGTTTGTGGCGAAGTCTTTGGAGAGGAGCGTATATTGCGCCCCTGCATAGTATTTCGTGCCGTTTTTGGCGTAAAAGTCGTATATCGCTTGCGTTGTATGCTGTGTCCCCGAAATCGGCAGCACAACGCCGTTGTCGAGGGTAACGGAATTAATCGTAGTGTCCGTCGCGCTGACGCTTGCTATCTGATGCAAGTCGCCCTCGCTGTCGGGTACGTAACAGCCAACCAACTTCGATTGCTCCGCCGTCGGCAGCGTGGCGTTTGTGAATATCGTGTAGGTGATGCCCGACACTTCCGCCGTGTAGTAGGACAGCATCTTTGTTGTCGATGCGTCAACGGTCATGTCAGACACGTACTCCACGCCGTCTTGCATCAATGACACATACCGCGTTCCTTGCGTTATGGTCTTGACGGTCGCGCCAAGTGCGCATTTGTAGGTGTAGCCGTTGACGAGTTGCGCCGTTGTTGCGCCGTTGTGCATCACAATCTCGTCGTCCTCGCCCGTGTAGGCGTTGATGTCGCGCTGTTTGAGAGCGTCGGACGTTCCACCGCCACCCTCGTTGTTCTCCAATACTTCAATCCGCCTTTCGTGGTCGGTCAGGGTATCGGAGAGGTTGGCGATGTCGGAAATTTCGTGTGTGTGCTGTGCCGCCGCCTTGCCGTCGAGTGCTGTTTGCAAACCGTTAACGTCACTTATATTATGTGTGTGGCTTGCCGCCGCCTTGCCGTCCAACGTGGTTTGCAAATTGTTGATTTCGGAGATGTTGTGGGTGTGTACTGCCGCAGCCTTGCCGTCCAATGCAGCCTTGACACCGCCCGACTTCACGGGATTTGAGGAATTGGCGGTCGGCTCGTTGTCGAATGTCAGCGTGGCTTGCTTGCCGTCGAGTGCGGTCTGCAACCCGTTAACGTCCGCGATGTTGTGGGTGTGCGCTGCATTTGCCTTGCCGCTCAATGCGGATTGTAATGCGCTGATTGCCGCCTCGTTGTTTCCGCAGCGTTCCTGCAATGCGCTGATTGCCGCCGAGTAGTCCTCGCCGCTGCCCGTAATCACAGACACCGCTATCTTGACGCTGTTTCCGTTGCTGTCTATGCCATAGACGTAAGCACCCGTCACTGACGTTATCGCCGTACACTCCTGCACGAAGACATTAATTTTTTTATATTCTACCGCCGCCGCCATTGTTATAGTTATAAAATTTTAACACATTTTTAATGTTTTGATGTTGCAAATATATAAAAAAATATCTATGTTTGCAACATCTTGTAGTGAAATATTTGTTGTTTTTAAGCCTATATTAAGATGTTTGATTGTAACCGCTCTGTCTCACGACGGGGCGGTTTTTTTATTTTGTCAGTGGTGTGCCGCCGTCCGTTGTAAGCACGAACTCCGCCTCATCGTCCGACAGCACCGCCATAGAGTAGCGGTTCACCACCGTAAAGGTCAGGGTGAAGGCTATGCCCGCGTTTCCGCTGTTTAGTTTCAGGCAGACATCCTCGCAGGTCGCGGATTTGTAGTAACAATCAATCATTTCCGAGAGAGAGCCGACGAACAGACAGCGCAATTCGGGAGCCACGATGCGGTTAAGCAACGTGTAATAATTCCTTACGCAGACGGGCATAGATGCCGCACGAATAAGGCATTTTACGCTTATCTCGTTGCTTGCTATCTGAATAGTGCCGCCGCCGTCATACACCGCACCATTCTCGCTGTTATCGTCGATTGTAAGGCGTTGTTTGACCTTTCCTTGCTGCCTTATCTTGTCGGTCGTGCCGTCCAAGACGTACACGCCGAACTTGTCGAGACCCTCGTCGTCGAGCGTGATGCCGCCGCCGCCAAGATGCCACTGCGGAACAAGGAGCGAATTTGGAGAGTATGGCTCGTCGTCATAGAACGATATGCTAAAAGACTGCCATTTTTCGCTTGTGTGTTTCAGGCTGTTACTATCGACACGCAGGACGATAAACACGCCCAAATCGGCAAAATTCCATTCAAAATTTGCCTTTGTTTCGAGATGCGCCATAAACCGCTCGTAGCCGTCCAAGCCGTTAGCGTGGAAGTTGAGCGTTACGGTGCGTTTTGACAGCGTGGGGTTGTGCAAGTCCGCCTCTATGTAGTCGTGCTCCGCCCAATCGTTTGTTTTAACCGATTTCAAGGCGGGAAACTGCAAGAGCGACTTGTAACTATCAGGGGCGAGAATTACCCCCAAGTCCTCCAACGGTGCGCCGTCTATGTATAATTGTGCGCTCATTTCAGATACTTGTTAAAAAGTTCGTCAATTGTCACCTTTCCCCCTTTTTCGTACAGCAACAACTTCATTCTGTACGCCTGCGCCTTTGCCGCCACTTTCAGGTTGTGGCGTTTCTGCAAGTCCTTTGCCTGTTCCGCCGCGCTCATCAGCCGCTTGTACTCGGCGCGGATGGCTTCAATCTGTGTGTCCTCACTCATTGTCTTTCAGTGATATTAATTGCCTTAATAAACCGTCTGTCATTTCGCCGTCTGAATAGAACAGCATTTTGAACATCTCGAAGTACACCGCAGCCGCGCCGAGGTGGTAGTTCCTTGCCGCGCCGTCCTCTGTCTGTTCAGACCTCGCGATGCACTCCGCGTATTCTCGTTTAATGTGGCGTTTTACCGCCGCCATTTTTGTTTTTTCTGATATTGTCATTGCTTGCCAAATAAACGTTTGTAAATTTCCGAGTATGCCTTTAACAGACAATCCCACTTGTCCGCCGACACGCTGTCGTGTATCGTCTGACTTGCAATCATCAGCCGCTCCGTTTCCTTTATCTGCAAACGCAAATAAAGTTCTACCTCTCGCATTTTGTCCGCCATTTCATGCCTCCTTTTTTGCCTTGTAATCATTGCAAGATTGTGAGCCGTATTTCCGCGTTTCCTGATACAAACAAGCATACTTAATTCGCCGACCATCACGGTACGGATAACGGTTCGCGCAACCCTTGCAAATGTCGTTCTTTTTGTTCATAGTCTTATATTTTTTTATCAGTTTTTGGCGTGATGTCTCCAAAATCTCCGAGAAAGCACCAAACCGCCAACCGAAAATGTTATATTTTTTTATGATGTAGCATCTTTCAATATGAAAATCTGCAAGTCGAAGTCACCGTTGTCGGGCGTTTCGACCGCAAAAGTCCAATTGGAAGACCGCTCGTCCGTGTATCGCGGTCTGTTCACGTCGTTATAGTGCCAATAGCGGCAGAACGCGGAATACCTCGGCTGACAGACAACAAAGCCGCTGAACAGAGAGAAGGCGTTGTACCAACCGCCGACACCGACCAAGACGCAGTCATTTTGCGGAGAGCCGACGGCAAGGGTCATGTTTCCGCTGCCGACAACCGCAGAATAGAACGTATCAAACGGCACGTTGCCCTTGTACGTCTTGTTGTTTTGCGTCATACTTGCGTTCCACCTTACGCGCCTGTTCGCGCTCCTGAGCCAAATGCGCCCCGACCATATCAATGTCGGCACAAGACCCGCGACGGGTTGCAGGCTAACATATTTCAATTTCTTTACCCCCTCCATGTTTCCGCTAAAATGCGAGAACGAGGGCTGAATGTAGGACGACACGCGGTCGGCTGCGTCTATGTCGGTGGCAACCTCTATTTTTTGCCTTGCGAACAGCCGACGGCTGTCTATGTCGTAAGCGCGGAAAGAGGTCGTTGAGCGCATCGCCCACGTCGAGAGGGTCGTATCCATGAAGAACCTGCCCTCAACACCACGGAATAAAAACGAGCCGTCCGCAAAGAACACTATTTTCGCGTCAGTGAGGATTTTTTCAATGTGGCTGAACACCTCGCCCGTGTTCGGGTCAACATAGTCTATCACGGTCGAAATCGTCAACTTTGCGCGGTTTCCAATCCAAAACCTGACAAGCCGACGGTAGAAACCCTCGACTTGCTCGCCGAACAGCACGTTGCCGCCCGTAAATCCGCCGTAGTTGCGGTCGTTTTCCTTGCCGATAACGAGGTCGGACGTCAGCGCACCGTCTTTTATGTTGATGTTGCCTTGTATGACGTTGTTTACAAGGTCAATAAACGTGTTTGTATCATTGCTTACAATCTGCGACAGCCGAATTTGGCTGCCTGAAATTTCCACAGACCCAAAGACGTTTGAGTAAGACCGCGAGCCGTTCACCTCAGAGTTCAGGATACCACAAAGGAAATAGTAATATTCAGGCGTGGACTGCGGCAGGTAGGTGTCCTCCTTGATTTCGACAAGTTCAAAGGATGCGTATATGGTCGAAGGCTTGTACTTTCCTATGTATTGCGAAACGGCGCGTGTGTCCGCCTTGATGTATAGGTAGTAAGGCGACTGCGGATGCTCGGGGTGCAGCCTTGATGCGCCGTACAATCCCCAATAGGGGAACTCTCCGTCCGTGAATTGCTTTACCTCGCCGTCATTGCCGCCGCCGTCGGGGTTGGTGTAGTAGCGGTGGCGCAGCACAAAGTCCGTTGCATCCGCACCCTCGCCGTACCTGAAAGGCAGCACTATGTCGCCGTGCGCCTCATCCCATTGCGGGTTCCACGATTTTACTTCATAGCCGCCGTCGGGGACTTCTCCATCCTCGCCAAGCGTACCCGTGATGATACCAAACTGATATTGCAGCGACTTGTCGCCGACAAGCAACTGCATCGTTTGGACGGTCACGGGGGATATTCCGCTTGTCCAATAGTTGTTAATAGTCTCCCCCCACTCCTGCAACGCCTTCTGCGTTTCCTCTTGGTCTCGGAAACTGCGCCTTTGGGCAAAGTTCATTGCCTCGGCGACCTTTGTGTCGGTGTAGGTCTGATTTTGCGCGATTTTCTTTAATTCGCTACTGATGCCCTGCGACACGGTGGAGTTCGAGAGCGTCAGTTCGGGCGCGTGGGGGTTCGTAAGGTAGGTTTTTATGGAGAGTATGCGGAGCAACCGCCCTGCGGAACAGAAGGCGTCGTCCTTGAAGTTGATATAGCCGCCGAGGACAAAATAACGCTCGATTTCGTCCCACTTGTTGACGCTCCAAATGGGGTCAACCGTGCCGGAGAACTCGACCTCAACCTCGGAATGTTTGTAAAGGTAGTGGCAAGCCTCCAAAAGAAGTTCACGCTCCGCCTCCTCGATATACTCATTTGGCAGCATTACGTGAAAAACGGCAAACTCATCGCCGACCTTGGGAACATAACCCGTGCCGCTCTTGCCGTCCTTGTCGGTCACGATGTTGGGCGGCTCTTGTTGGTCATAGTAAGGCAGGTCGGGCATCGTGATGCCGTCAATCTCGGTGGGTTGTATCAGGAACTTGTGCGTTGCGGGGTCGTAACATTTGCCGTCGCCCATGTCCGCAAGGTTGAACTCCTTGCCCGCCAACATTCCCGTATTGAATACGATTGTCACCTGTTCGCCGCCTATAAGATAGTCGTTATAGTTCACCTCGTTGGCATCGGCGAAGATGTCCCAAAAACGGTTTGACATTTCCGCCACCTGTTCGGTGGTCATTGTGGAGCGGTCGCCCGTGTAGCCGTGCAGATAGACGGACGAGATTGTCAGCACCTTGTGGGGGTAGATGTCGGTGAGGTCGGTGCTGTCCTCATAGCCGTTGTTTATGTAGTCCTGCGGTCTGCGGTGGATGCCGAAGCCGTCCGCGTCCGTGGTAACAACCATTGAAGTCGCCATTATGCCCTCGCGGACAGAGGGAATGAAAGCGTCAACCTCAGCCTGAGAATACACCGTGCCTTTTTCGGTCGGCTCGGTCGGTTGCACATAGTAGAACGTGCCACTCCTCGGAAGTCGGAGTTTGTTTGCGTGGAGCGTCTGCGGTTGTCCTTCTATTACCTTGTCGTAGGTGTAGGTCTGCGCGTTTATGTTGCGGTCGCCGCCCTCGACCCACAGCACGTCAACCGCTTTTTCTCCGCTGTTTTGGCGCGATACGCCCGTCAAAAAGCCTTTGCCCTTGCCGTACTGCAAAGTGTTTCTGTCTGACTTTATTTTGTTATATTCCGCCTTGCGTAGATTGATAGTATAGCCGTCGGTAATCTCCCATTCGGTCTCAAAGAGTTGCGCAATCTGATTTAGCGCGTCCATTAGCGTGTTATGGCTGAAAGACGCGGTTTTTTCCGCAGATTGGACGCACTCGCCCACCGTCCACGTATTGCCGCCGTCGCGGTAGTTCATATTGTCCACGATGTGTTGGACGTACTCAAAGGGCTGCGCAGTCAAGGTGAAGTTCAGCCGACCGTCAACCATATTGCGGAACTTGTATGAGTTTAGGCGTTTTTGCGGTGCTTCAAAGGTCAGGGTGTAGTCGTACTGCCGCTCGTTTACTTTTGTGACTGCGCCGAGTTCAAGCAGTGTATATTCGCGGCTGTTAAAGGAGATGTGACAGCCAATGGGAAAGTCGTAAAACTCCGCCATCGAGAATTGTAGGACAATATTGTCGTCGCCCATAATCTCCTGATAGGAATATGAGCCGTCCGATATTGCGGGCGTTTTTAACACCGTCCGCTCCTGTCCTCGTCCTGTGTAGATTTCTATCTCCATATTATTTAAGCGTACACGGTTTGATTTCGTGGCATTTGCCCCGATAAACGCACTCTTTTACCATAAACTCCGCCATTATGTGGTCGTGGTCTCTCATCTTGTCTTTTACCGCCTCCCACACCTTGCGCGTTTCTGCGTGTGCCTTTCCGCACAGCCTTTTGCGGCTGATGTTTATGAGTGCCTGCGCGTTGGCGGAGATAAGGAGATTTACGGGCGCGTCTTGCGGCAATTCGGAGCGCGGTGTCTGCGTTGCCGTTCTGTCCTCCCTCGACGTTGACATATAGTAGTTTACGCCTATGAAGTGGGTGCGGAAGTGGTTCGCAACCCAGTACGGCACACCCACCAGCTCTATGTGGTAGATTTTCTCGCGTAAGGGCGAATGTTCCGCCATTAGCATCGTGCGCACCCACTCCTCTGTCGCCGAGTTTACGACCGTGGTCTTGCCGACGGTGTAAAGTGCCGCCTTCTTCACGGTGTCCCAAGTGGTAATATCAGTAATTTTAACTTCCATAATCTCAAAAATAAAAATGGCGGCGTTGCGACGCTCATTGCTGCCAATGTCTGCGGTTGATTCCGCCCGCCGCCATCGTGGTTTATCTCCGTGGTTCGCCAAACGGCAAAACAACGCCGTTTTTGGGCGTTTTGTCCTGTGCCTCGACCTCTGCGCCCTTGATGATGAATTGCGCCAATTCCGCCCGCATTTCAGGCGGCAGAGACATAACATCATACAGGACGCCATCCGATGCCTTGACTAATATTTGGACTATCTCCATAATCAACCTATTTTTTTTCGTCCAACTTCTCGCTGATTGCATCAATCAACGCCTTTGCGTCATTGTCCTTTGCCGCCTTAGCCAAGAACTTCGCCACCATCTCCATGTTCGCACGTTCCTTGTCCGAGGTGCGCTCATAGATGCTCTTTAATTCTATGATGCACAAGAAAATAGTGCCGACAAAGGAAAAAAACGGCATCTTTACAACATCAAAGCCGCCCTGCCAAATGCCGACCATTTGCACGGCATCTATGACCGACACGACGAACATCATATTGTAATACTGCCCTATTTTCCTGACGGTCTGCCGCAGACCTTTCGACGACCAAATGAAGCCGTCCTTCTTCGCCTTGCGCCACCCCGCCACAAAGTCGGCGATGATTGCAAGGAATACTGCCGCATAAAGACCTGCAAATATGATTAAATGCGGCAAAATTACGTTTATAATGTCTCTTATCATTGTTTTTGTTGTCTTGGTTGATGAGGCTGTAAATTAGCCGTTTTGGGTTGTTTCCGTGGTTGTGCCGTCCGTGGTGTCCGTGCCTGTCGTTTCGGGTGTTTCCTCGTTGTCAGGCTCTAAAAGCGCGTCCAACTTGTCGTACATGTCCGCCTTGCTCTCGAAGAAGTCCCACTTTCTGCTGCCCATCGTGTAGTCGTTGTTCTCGGTCTCCGACGGCGAAACATTCAGGAACACTTCGCCGCTGCGGTATGCCACACGGTTAACGATGCCGTGGCGTATGCGTATCTCCGCCTTTTCCGCCCTGACGCAGAACACCTCGTCGCCCCTCTCGAACTGCTCCGAAATGCGCTCCATCTCGTCGAACTGACCGTCCACCTTGTCGTGGTCTGCGCGTATAAGGTCTGTTATAGTCGTGTTTTCTGCCATTTTTCGTGGTTTTATTGGTTAACGTCTGCGCAAAGTTAAGGGAAGAAATGCGGCGTAAAAAGTTAGGATATTTGCCTACTTGAAAAATGTAAACAAATTAACTTTTTTTAACTCAAAATGTTTTTCGATTTATGAAACATTTTATATATTTGCATCGTTAAACAAATAGAAACAAAAAAACACTAACACTTAATATATAGGCTTATGAAAAAGATACACATTTTTGAAACGGGCGACGCATCAGTCGGCATCCAAGGACAGACCATTGCGACGCTTCAAATTGAGGACGAGTACATAACTCCAATATTAGAGGAGGAGGACGGCTTGTCAAATCTTAACGAATTTGAAAAAAAGTTGGCACAATTAGTAGAACAATATTTTGGTGCTGACACAAAAATAGACGTTGAGGACGACATCACCCCCACGCCTGATTGGTACTAACTATCTAAAACATCAAAGAAAATGAACACGAACAGAACAAAATTTTGCCGCAATTTGACGGCAGCCGAGCGCAAAGAGTTAAAAAAGGTCGGCGAGATTGACGGCATCGACAACACCGCGCCGTTGCTGTCTTGGTGTCATCAGAAAAAGACAAAAGACCGCGATTTTGACAACGCAATATACTTCTTTGAGGTATGGGCAAACTGCCTTATGTTGGATTACGTTGCCACGGCGGGCGGCATCGTGATTGTCATGCAGACGGCGGGCGGCGTGGAGAGGCTGTACCACTTTGAGGAGAGCGAATACGCCGAGGCTATCGACTTTTACAACAAGATGCAGGTGGCTCTCGAAAAAAACAACAATTTTTAACAAAGGAGGCAATTATGCACGAAGTACCCCCAAACTATTTGGTAGAGGTTGAGCCGTTTGGCACTCTACTTCGCAAAGAGGCTGCGCCTAACGTACACAGATGTACGGGCTGCGTCGGACTAATAAACGCTCCCGTAGCCTCCGCCCACTTGATGTAGCGAGTGGTGCAGGCGAGGTTTGGCACTACCCACATATATACGCAGACAATTTCCTTGAAAAATGGGGCGCAGAGGTCGAGCATCACAATGCTGTCCTTGCCTGTCGCCGAGTGGAACAGCAAAATTTTGTCTGTCTGTTCCGCAATCCTTTTGATGCAGTCTGTCGCTTTACTCATGTTATAATGTGTATTGATTTCGGTGCAAAGATAGGGGGCGGGGACGGATTGTAAAAGTTGCTTTGATTGTGCAATTAATTAACATCTTTTAAGTATTTTATTTTGGTAGATTGTAACATTTATAATAATTTTGCGTTATAGAAAATAGAAAACAAAGTTACTAACTTAAACACTTAAAGAAATGAAAGAAGTTGACAATATCAAAAACGTTGATTTTTCAAATTGCGGCGGCGTATTGGATATGCAAGAGGCAATTTTGAGCGAATATTTTGGCGACAGGTTTCGTGCCGACGCAAACGGTACTTTTGTAAACCGCACAAACCAAAATTATTATTCTGCAACGACCTTGCAACTTTGCGACAAAGAAGATGCAGAATGGCATTTTCAGGGCGCAGTCAAGGGCGGTTTCTACATAAAGACATTGTAAACCACGGGCGGCACACCACCGCCCACAAAACACAAACGAAAATGGCAAAGAAACAAATAAGCGAGGATTACGTCTTATTTAAGACCGCCGAACTTCTGAAACAAAAGGGGTTTGACGAGCCGACAATAGGCTATTACATCGCCGAAACATCGCAATATATGGGACAGACCTTCAAGCGAGGCGAGTTTGCAGAGTCAATTTCAAGAGTTCCGTGGAATCACGGCATCAAGGAGACAGGCGTACAACACCTTGCCGCCCCTACTGTGCAAATGACTATCGAATGGCTGCGCGTGAGGTACGGTCTGTTTGTTACCGTAAAATTCGACGGCTGCACCGACAAGACACACCAATATTATTTCACCGTGCAATGGGTGGGAGAGGGCGAGCCGACTTATGCGCGTGAAAAATTAGACGGGCTTGGGCGTTTTCTGCGGCACGAAACGCCGTCAGACGCTTACAGAGCCGCAATAGACGAAGTATTAACCAAAATAATATAAACGTACGGCGACATCTTGCAAGACGACGATGATTGGAAATTTGTCGTATTTTGGAATGAAATGTATATGGAGTGGGCGTACCGCCGTATTGACACGGGACAAACGTTTGCCTTCGCAATGTCGTCACAGGCACTCCGCCACTTTACGGTGGTGGGCAACATTCACGACAACTCCGAAATGTTAACCGCTAAAACACTACAAGAATGTACGATATACGAAAGGAAATAATCAACACCCTCGCCGTCCTGAACCTTAACCGCTCGCAGTTCTGCAAGAAGTTCGGCTTCGACCTGCCGAACTTCTCAACATTCCTCAATGGCGGCAACACCCTCGGCACGGACAAGATACAGCAAATTTTCAACATTCTCGCCACCGAAAAAGAGAAGTTGCGGTGGTTTGAGATAACATTACTTCTCGCTAACGGCAACCGCCTGAACGTGCGCGTGGAGGCGATAGACGGCGACACGGCAATAAAGCGCATCAGCCGACAGCCTGAATTTCTGCAAATGCTGCATCAACTGGGCGACGCAGAAATTATCAGCACGACATTCAAGGAATTTAAACCGCCGAAACTTGACCCTAAAAACTACGTATTGCAGCCGTCCGAGGACGAGGGCTGGTGGGTAGTTACGGACACGGTGCGCAATATCGTGTGCAAGTTCCACGAGGGCAACTTCAACAACACGCAGACGATAACGCCGCTTTTCGACAGCACCGACATCGACGAATTAGACCACGCCACGGCGATGAGGCAGATGGGCGACTTTATCCACGACTACCACAAGGAATTGCTCTAACTCCCATAAAAGCGACCGCCACACGCAGGGGACACCCCTACAATGTGGCGGCTTTCCTTATCTGTGTAGATACGGGGTTTTCCCAGGCTTTTTAGAATGTGGATGATGTTAATCGGCTGCAAATATACAAAACCCTTCCGCCGTTGCAAAGTCGCAACAAAACGCAGGGCGCGATATGTGCCAAGACAGACCGCGCCCCGAAACTCTCACCGTTTGCGGCGGAGCATCTTTAACAAGGCAACTTGTACCATTTCGCGGTACAGCCTCATCGTCCCGAATGTAAAGTGCAATCAACTTCCTGACGTCAGCAAAATGATTACAGGTATTTGTAGTGCTGTTTTCCGCAGTTGCACTTGGGGCATACCGCCTCGGCGACCAAGGGGTACATTCCCTCGCCTATCTCGCCCTGAATGTATGCAGATTTCTCGCCGTCCGTGGCATACCCGAACCGCTCGCAGATGTGCGCCGTCAGGTGGTTGATTTCGTGGGTTACAGTGTTGAACAATTCGGCGTAATTGGTTGCGTGTGATATGGCGATGAGGGAAAAGCATTTGCCGCTGTCCGTGAATATGTAGCCCGTGTTTGGCTTGCATAAGGTTTCCACGGCGTTCCGCGCCCTCTCACGCCCCGCACCTGCCGATAATATCGCACCCCACACCTTGTCCAAGTCCTTGTCCGTGTTGATGCCGCAATAGACCATCACCCACCACGGCTGCGGTATTTCCTTTTTTACGTAAAAGCCCTGTTCTATCATTTTTTTATCTCCTTTTTTACCATACTCCAAAACTCTGTTTTTCAGGTCTTTGCGCCGTTCTTATCTTTTTATTTGATTTTCTGCCACAAAAAGGAAAATAAAAACCGCCAAAAATCTGATTTGCAGCGTTTTGTTTAACTTGCCTACAACTTGCCGAAACGTCCAATATTGCGTCCAATTCCGCCGCCTTTTTGGACGTATTCTTGGTCATTTCAAACGGTTACAAAATGTCACCGTTTGAATTAGATGTAGTTTTCCCAAAATATTGGGACACGCATCGCGCACATTTTCGCCGTGAAGCACTCCAACACCGCCGACGGTGTGCAGTCGGGGTCGCAGATTGTCTCCTCGACAAACGCCGCCCTCGCCTCATCGGTCTTTAATGACTTGGGGTAGTCGGCAAGCGACATATTGTAGAGATACCACGCCGTGTATTCCGCGCCGTCGGGCAGTCTGACATTGTTTTCTTTCAGGATTTCGCGCACGTCCGCCCATTCCACAGACTGCAACTTCTTCAACTTGCCCGTGGTGGGGTCTGCGGTCTGCATGTTGCCAATCGCCCACTCCGCCAACCGTTTCGAGAAGAACCCGTGGTTGTTGTCCTCATAGGCTGCGCGCCCCTCGCTTATGTATTCCTTCATTTGATTGCCATATTTAAAAAAAGGCGGTCGGCACACGTACCAACCGCCCCAAACATTTAACAATAATTATAATTGAAAAACAAAAAAGGACTTAATTACAAGTATCGTCCCGAGCCGCGACCGCTGCGGAACTCATCGTCTTTCTCCGCCTCGCAGTCCTCGAAACCGTGCTTGTAGCCCTCGCGGTAGCCGTCCTCGTAGGACATCATTCCGCTGTTGTTGCGGTAGTAGCCGCCACCGCTGCGCCTGCGCCTCATCTCTTCGCGCATTTGGGAACGCATCTGCGACTGACCGCCCTGACCGTCCCTGTCAACAAAAATGTAGCTCATAGTTCCTTATGGTTTTTTGGGGTTCTCACCCGTCAGTTTTTTGAGCATCGCAAGCATCTGCGCGTTGTCGGTTTCAAGTTTTGCGAACCTCTTGGACATATCAGAATAGCCTTTTTCAAGGTCGGAAATGGTCTGCGCCTGTTTCTTCTCCTCCGCGTATTTGGGGTTCAAGACTTCAAGCATCTTGTCGCCCTCGGCTATCATCGTCTTGTGGTATTCCACATCGCCCAACGCCTTTTTGGACTGAGAGATGAGGCTGTCAATCACCGAAATCATAGCGTCCCGACTGCCCGAAAACACCTTGTCGCCTGACTGAGCGACCTCGACGTTGAAAGGAATGTCCGTAAATGTCTCGTCCCTGCCGTCTATTGTCGCCGTGACGTTTATTACTTGCTGTATGTTCGTGCCGTTGAAAGCCGTGGGGACGGATTGCGCCTGATACTTCGGCTGCGGCTGCGTCTTTGACTTCACCGTGCCGATTTGCAGGGCGGGTGTCCCCGACTTCCTAAGCACATAGAACGGAGAACCGTTCACTAACGAGTTGAAATCCATTGTTATTTACTTTGTTTAGTTGAGTTTAAGCACCGCCGCTTGCCGCCGCAGGTGCCGTCTGTATCAGTTGCAGTATTCCGTTGTACTTGTCGTTGAAAACGAGCAAAACGCCCGTGCCTGACAAGTCCGCGACCGTTACAGCCGCGCCGCCAAAATACGTGAGCGGTCTCGTCGTGCCGTTGAGCGTCAGGCTGACGGGCAGCGTCCCCGTCGTTCCCGTAGGGATTGCGCTTGTCACCCTGACCACGAACAAACCGACGGGCGACAAGGGTCTGAAACCAAGGGCGAGGTTAACCGCCGTGTCAGACACAAGCACGTTTGTCGTCGGGATGTACGGAACGCCCTCCGTGTTTGCCGTTATGATGTTGTTACACGCCATATTTCTCACGTTTTTAGGTTAGAAGTTGTAATAGTTGCCGTTTCCGTAGCCGTAGCCGAAACCGCCTGTGTAGGGGGTGTTGTTGACAGCCACGAGGTTGGGGTATTGGACGGGGACGGTGTTGGGCATACGGTTCTCAATTTCCGTCACCTTGTTGGCGAGTGCCGAAATCTGCGCGTTGAGCGGAGCGACCGCCTGACCTACCACGCCCGCGAAGTAGTTGTTTTGGTTAGCCTGCGAAATCTCGCCCGAAAGTTTGGTGTTTTCCGCCCTTGCAGCGTCGAGTTTGTCTTGCAGCGTCTGCGTCTGCATCTCGGACAACTTGTTGAGGATAGCCTGAGTGTTGGCGTTTCCGCTGTTTTGGAGGGTGTTGGTCTGTTGACAGATTGCGAGGGTGTCTGCTGCGCCAAATGCCGCCACCTGCTGCCCCACGCCGTTGATTGCAGACTGCAAGGCGTTGGTCTGATTGCAGATTGCCAACTTGTTTTCGCAACAGCAATTTGCGAACTGCGATGCGAGCGAGGAATTGCCCGCTTGGATTGCGTTCTGAATTTGCAGTGTTGACATTCCCTGCTGCGCTGCGAGGGTCGAAAGGCTGTTCTGTACGTTCTGCACGGCAGCGTTGACGGTTGCGTAGTCCTGACCGAGCATCGTCGCAAGGTTCTGAATTGCAGACCTTGACGCTTCACCGTTGCCGTTTATGGCGTTCATAAGAAGTTCACGTCCGCTGTCGTTGTTGAGTTGGTTTGCGAGGTATGCGCCGTTCATACCGTTGTTTCCGCCGAAGCCGAAGCCGCCGTTGCCCCAGCCGAAGATGCTCGCGATGATGGCGAACCCGAACAGGTCGAGGAGGTTGGTGTTTCCGTTGCCACCGAACAGACCGTTGCCGTTGCCTCCGATAGGAATGGAGAAGGGCAGTCCGCCGACATTTCCGCTGTTGCCTCCTCCGTCGGGGAGTTGATAGATTTCTGCCATTTGATTTTAGGTTTAAGTTGGTTTTATTAGGTTGATAATGTTGCTTGCAAGCGGTGGCAAAAGAACAGCATAAAAGAGGGGCGCAAAAGTCGGAGCGCGAGGGGCGGCGTTTAAGTTTAAGGCAAACACAAAGTTACAGCGAAAAAAAATTTATTGTTGGTTTTTCTTTTGTTTTTGGCGATGTTTTAAGGTTGTTGATTATTGCATCAATACAGACAAAAAACACCCCTAAAATCGAAAATCTTAAAACATCATTATATATATATGTAAGTCAGAAACAAAGAAAATACAAAATATTTTCAAAATTTTTATCTTTATAAAACACTGATTTTAAACAAGTTGAAAAATATTTTGTAAAAACCTACAAAAATATTTTTGATTTTATGAAACATTTTTAATAATTTTGCGTTTAAATAAGTACAAACAACAAACAAAGTAACTAACTTTTAAAACACTTACTAAAATGAAAACAGACAACACAATGCCGAGATATACGGCGCAAGAGATTGCAGACGATTTTTTCACTGATGGCGTATTGTGGGACGTGTGGGGTCATTCGTCCTGCATTGAGGGCGACAAACTCAAAGTAACAACCCCCGACGGTGTGTCTTATTACGACATCAACAAGTAAAACAAAGGAGGCAATTATGTACGAAGAACCACAAAACTATCACGAAGTACCACCAAACTATTTGGTAGAGGTTGAGCCGTTTGGCACTCTACTTTGCAAAGAGGCTGCGCCTAACGTACACAGATGTACGGGCTGCGTCGGACTTACAAACGCTCCTATTTGCCACATACTGAATTGCCGCGCAACGGCACGAAAAGACGGCAAAAATGTAATTTTAGTGCCGTACAAAGAGGATTAACAACGGGGCGGCAACGCCCCACAAAAACAAATAGAAAATGAAAGCGAAACATTTAGTACGTGGTAAAGACACCGTGACAGGCGCGTGGCGGGTCGGCTATCTTGTAATGATAGACGGCAAACCGCACATCATAGAAAACCGCGACATCAGCGAGGTGGGACACCACTTCCAACAAGATGGCGACAGACCAACGTGGGTTGCCCCCAAGACGGTGGGCAGCATTGCACCGCGCCAAGACACCGACGGCAAAAACGTTTTCGAGGGGGACGTGGTGGAGTACACCGACGAAATTTATTCATTCCGCATCCGTGCCTTCGTCGAGTACGGCGAGTTCAGGGCGGACAATAGCGACGGCGAGTACGCGGGCGCGAGGGTGTACGGCTGGCACGTTTCGCTGATTTCGGCGACACCGCCCGAATGGGACAAGGAGGCAGAATTACCGCAATGGTTGAGGGTGCAGAGTTTGCTCGAAATTCCCGACTTCAAGGTCGTAAGCAACGAGTGGGATATGTCCGTTAATGCCCCCGTGGGCGGTATGAGCCAAAACACGGCAGAAGAACTGATTGAAAGGCTCGGCAAGGTACAGCGAACAATGCAGAAAACAGCAGAGAACGCGCTCCGCTATATCAACAACTATTAAAAAGGCTGCAATTAACATTTTTTTTACAAAAATAATTTGATTTTTGTTTTGCGAAATCAAATTATTTGCTTAAATTTGCAGCATAAAACAAGACACGATGGCTTAGTTTAAGCGTCCCAAGACGCTATATCCGACGAGTAGCCTACGGAGCGGTGCGGAGACACCGAGCAAGAGGCGAAAGGGAGACGAAAAAACGCCGCCGAAAGGGTGGACGATGCTGTGCGAGCCAGCAGCCATCACTAACAAAAAAAACAGACGCTATGAGAGTTCCCAAGCATAAGACCTGTGCCGCCTGTCTGTGGTACGCAGCCGCCAAGCAGACCGCAAACGGCGTTATTGACGGCGAGTTTTTCTGTCACCACGCCGCGAACAGCCACAAAAGCAAGGGGTGGGGCGGTCGGGTGCATAAGAACGACCGAGCGTGTGAGAATATGGAAAAAACTAAAAACTAAAATGCTATGAAAAAGATGTTTTATCAGGTAACGGTGGCAGCCCCTACGCTGCCCGACGGTTACGACGAGGAGACAAAGACGGGACAGATGCTTATTGCCAACTATGACAATTCCGCGTCCGTCTATGCAAACCTGAAAGCGTTTTTTAATGTGGCGATACCTGAGCCGTCCAAAGACACCGCTTTTAGCATCGTAAGGCAAATAGTAAACATTGCGGACAAGGCGTTCAAACCCGATTTTGTCGGCTGCGACGTGGACATTCCGCTTTGTGGCAGCCAATACAAGCGAATACACTTCAAATGCACACCCTTACAAGACTACTAAACGCTATGAAAAAATGAAACCCAAACTATACAGAAAATTCCGAGCCGTTGAGCATAAAACCTACAAATTCGTGTACGGTGCTTATGTCGAGTACATCGACCAAGACAGACCCGACGAAATCATAGAGGACAACGGAACGGTTCACAAAGTGGCAAGTTGGACGGTCGGCGAGTTTACGGGTTTTGTTGACGGTTCAAGTCCGCGCCGTGAAATATACGACGGCGACATCTTGCAAGAGCCTGACCACTCCGACACCTACGTTGTCTTTTGGGACAAGGGCGAGGGGCAGTGGGCGGTCAAATTCCGCGATACCACAATGCCGCTGGCAAGGTTGCGCCGCGCTTATGGCTTCGTCGCCAAGGTAATCAGTACGACAACAGCAGACATAACCACAGAAAAATGACACAAGACCACCCCGACATAATCGCCGCGCTTAACGAGACGGTGGCAAGGCTGACAGCGGAAAACGCCGCCAAGGACGCGCAAATACAAGCCTTGCAGGACAAACTCAACCGCGCAAACGACGCTCTCACGCAGATGGTGGAGAGCAGGAAAGAATATTACGACGTATAAACATTAAGACTATGGCAACAAAAAGACCCCTATTCTCCAACGGCACGGAGTTTATGTTTTGGAGTTCCCGAAACTGCGAACACTGCCACAAAGCCGTGCAATACAACGAGGGCAAAAACTATATGCCCAAGTATCGGTGCGCGATACAGCGCGACATCGAATTTGCGGCGATAGACGACGGCTGCGGCAACGATAGGGCGTACAATGCCGCAAGGTCGCCACGCTGTCCCTACTTTGTAGAAAAGGGCAGCGTAAAGCGGAAACGAGCAAAAAAGAACGACACACAGCCGACGCTGTGGTAAAAATATTGACACTATGGAAAGAAAAGCAACTAACGAGTGGGAGTTTCGCCGAATGTGTGCAAACATAGACAGCGAGGACGGCAAGCAAACATAATAGTACATTTTAGTTTTTTTGGCGGAGGCGTTGTAAAACGCGCTCCGTCTTTTTTTTGCCCCGAAACAGCCTTATTTTTGCGCCAAAAGTACGACAACCTATCAAACTCTCAATACGACAATGGCAGCGGAAAATTTAGGCGAATTAGAGGCGGGCGTGAAACTCACCCCCGACACCTCGGATTTTGATAAAGCCTTCGGCGATACCATATCAAAGGCAAAGGCGCAACTCGACAGCCTCAGCGGTCAGACCCTCACGCAATTAACTAACAATTTCAAGGGGTTTGCGAACTCCGTGACGGGCGGTCTCGACGCTATCAACGCGAGCATCGCCAAGGTGCAGAGCATCGCATCCCTCGGAATATTAGGCGGCGGCTTGGCGGGTCTTGTGCATCAAGTCTTCCAAACTCGCTCCTACTTTCAGGATGCAGCCTCATCAATGAAAACGTTTCTCGGCGATGCGGAGAAAGGCGCGAAGTTCACCAAGGAATTGCAGGACTATGCGTTCTACAATATGTACGAATTTCAAGACCTCGTGGGCGCGTCGCAGCAACTCATAGCCTACGGCACAAAGGACAGCAAGGAGATAATCGGCGTTATCGACCAACTCTCCAACATCGCCACAGGCACGGGCGCGTCGCTCAACGGAATGATAGACATATACAACAAGATAAAGGCGCAGGGCAAGGCTAACGGAATAGTGTTAGACCAATTGGCGAGCCGTGGTCTTTTGGTGAAACAGACACTTAAAGACATGGGCGAGACGGTCAACGGCAACACCGTAACGTTTGAGCAATTCCAAAAGGTTTTGAAGCACGTCACGGACGAGGGCGGCATGTTCCACAACCTTATGAAGGAGCAGTTGAACAACCTGTCGGCGAGCGCGGCGCAGTTGTCGGACGTGATGACCAATATGTGGAACGAGATAGGCGAACAGGCAGAGCCGTATATGAAGGAGGCGATAGATTTGGCGGCTATGGTTGTCGAGAATTACAAGGAGATTGCGGCGGTGCTGTTCGACATAGCCAAAGCGTATGCAATCTACAAGGTGGCGGCATCCGCTATTGAGTGGAACAAGAACACGATAGCGGCGGAGCAGTTCGAGATGGAGAAGGCAGCGTTAGAGGGTGCGACGGAGGCGTTAGAGGGTGCGACGGAAGCAACTGAGGACAACGCGGAGGCAGACATCAAGGCGCGTGTCGCAAAGGGACAACTGACAGAGGCGCAGGCAAAGGAACTTATAGCGATACAGCAAGGATTGGAGAAACGCAAGCAGGAGTTGATGTTAGTGCAGCGTCAGGCGACGGCGGAGGCGACGGCGGCGGAAAAGGAGATTGCAGCCCTGAAAGCCAAGATAGCGATGCAGGAGCGGTCGCTAAAAATCACGGGTGACTTGTCGAGGGCGTCAGAAATCAACGCTATGAAGACGCAGGTGGAGACGTTGGAGAAAGGGCGGCTTGCGGCGGCTGAACGTGCGGAGAACGCGCAAAAACAGATTTCCGCAATCAATACGGCGAGGGATGCGGCGGCGCAGGTAGCGGATGCCAACGCCACAAGCCTATTGACAAGGGCAAAGTTGGCGGCTGGGGCAGCAATCAAAGGCATAGGCAGCAGCATAATGTCGATGATAAACCCCACGGCACTTGCGACGGCGGCAGTCGGTTTCCTTGTTACCAAACTGATTGAGATGGCGATGGCGGACACCACGTTGGAAAAGGAAATGAAGAAACTCCGCGACATTGAGAGCGAGTATTTCAACAACGTAAGGAAAGAGCAGGCTACGCTTGATGAGGCTTACGGCAAGACGCTTAACCTGAAAGAGGGAACAGAGGAATACAACAAGGCTAAGACTGATTTGATTAATCAGTATAGCGAGTATCTGTCGGGTCTGTCAGCCGAGGAGACGAAGTTAATGTCCATAAAAGACCTTTACGAAAAAATAACGGTTGCGATTATGGACAAGTACAAGGCGCAGGCGTTGGAAAAGGCAAGGGACACATTCGGACAGACGGTCGGCGACGCCAAGACAGAGGCGATAAAAACGATGTTTACCGAGCTTGACAAGGGAACGGATGACGTTCAAAAGGCGGCTATCAAGCAACAAGCGGACAAGATGTTCGACGACTACATTGCAGCCACAAAGAAAATAAAGGAAATACAAAGGGAGAACGCTATGATACAATTTAGCGACCCCGACGCATATAGTGAAAACTTACAAAAAATGAGGGTGATTGTTGACGAGTACAAAAATACTTATCAGAATTACTTTGACTATATTAAAAAATTCAAATTAGGCAATAAATTTGCCTTTGACTACGAAATAAGCAAAGCCTTTTTTGGAATATTTGAATCTGACAAAAATGCCGCTACGGACTTTATCGACACGGAGACTGCGGCAATGAAAGCCTTGTCAGATGCCGAGGCTATGTTTGCGAACAACTGGAACAAGGCGACAGGGGGCGGCACTACCCCCGAAGTCCCCCCCGCAGCCCCAAGGATAAAAAAAGCAAAGGAAGAGGACAAAAAATTCATTGAGGCTTATGCAAAACTCGTTGAGGAGCGAAACAAAAAAATAGCCGACATTGAAAAGGAATACGGCACTTCCGATGAAGTCAAACAGTACAAAATCCAACAAATTGAAGTCCAATATGATTGGAAAATCAAGGATTTGGCTGCGGGCAACGGTCTGACTGAAAAACAAGAGCAGGCACTTGTAGAGAAATATGAGGCTGCCGCAAATTCTGAACTTGACATTGCAAAGGAACAGTACCTCAAAATCAAAGATGAGATTGCCAAATATCAGAAACTACAATCAAACATTCAACTCACCGACAAAAACGCAAATCAGGCAGAACTGGACAAGAGGATGGCGACATTCAACGCCTACACTAAGAAAATAGCCAGCCTAACGGCGGAAATGGAGGGCTATGAAGCTGTCATCAACAAGTCTTTTGATAAGACTGATTACGCAAAAAAAGCGTCAGCGTACACAAAGTTTGCCGAGGATTATTCCGCCAGCCTCATCGCTGTTAAGGCGAAAGAGGTGGAAATCAAAAAGAAAATAGCAGACCTTGACAATCAAGCAGCCAAAACATCCGACACGGATGCATTGGCTGACATCAACAGGCAGAAGGCAAACGCGCAGACAGAACTGGACAACTTCAAGATAGAGCAGGAAACCAAACGGCAGATTTTGGTGGAGGGGTTTGACGGCACGGCGACCGACGTTACCGACATCATAAACAAAATGATGGAGCAGACGTCAAATCTGACATTTGACCAGTTGCAAAAGGAAATTGTCAAGGTAACGGGGAAGCTCCGACAACTGCAAGCACGGCAGCAAATGGGTGAGGATGTGTCGCAGGAGATAGCCGAAACGTCGGCACAATTAAAGATTTTGGAGGGTGCGAGCGAGGCAGCCAAGAAAGCCATGCAGATTGAAAAAGGCGACGACCCGATAGACTATTGGAAAGACAGCAAAAAAGCAGTCGGACAACTTGCCAACGCCTTTAAGGATTTGGGCAGTGCGATAGGCGGTTCTACCGAGGAAGCACTCAACACGGCAAGCATGGTGCTTACAACCACCGTTTCCCTTGTTGACAACATCGTAACTTTCACCACGACGAGCATATCCGCCATCAAGACGGCGGAAACGGCAGGTGTGGCGGCGGTAAAGGCGGTGGAGGCGGCATCGGTCATTTTGGCGATAATTTCCGCCGTCATCCAGTTGGGACAGGCGATAGCCAGCCTTTTCAATAAAAAAGACCCTATCGACGAACTTAAAGACAGCCTCCACGACTTCAACCTCGAATTAGAGGAAACAAAACGCCTTGCCGCAAACGAAGCAAGTTTCAAGCCCTTTGAAACAATATTCGGAGACGATGCATGGGGAGCAATGACCAACAACATACGCATAGGAGCGGAGGCGTTGGAAACATACGAAAAGACGCAGCAAGACATAATTAAGAACGCCCAGACTATGACGGGGCAGATGAAACAGGGCGTAGGTGGAGCAATCGGCTCGGCTATTCTCACGGGCGGTTGGTGGTCGGGAGGAAATCACAGTGCGGTTACCGCAGCAGGACAATACGACAATGTGGACGATACCGTGGCGAACATGAAAGTCAAGGTGCAGCACAAGACGTGGATTAGGAACGAGAAATCATCAACTTTAAAAGACTTTGTTCCGTCCCTTTTCGACGACCAAGGCAAACTTGACAAGGACGCGCTGCATAAGTTTGTCGAAAGCAACAACGATGCTTTTCAAAAGTTGAGCCAAGACAACCAAGACTACCTCAAAAAAATGGACGAAAGTTGGCAGGAGTACCAAGAGGCTGTCGCGGCGGTTAAGGACACCTTCTCCGAGTTCTTCGGGGATTTGGGAAGTCAGATACAGGATGTGTGGACAAATGCGTTCCGCAGCGGTGAGGACGGACTGGCGGACTTTGAAAAGTCGTGGGACAGCGCAATCGAGAATATGATACAGTCGATGGCATATTCCAAGACGCTGGGCAAGGTTATGAGCGACATGGAGAACGACTTAGACGAGGCTGGCTTTTTTGACGACCCAAACGCAAACATGGATAAAGCCGTGGGCATTATGGAAGAATACGAGCAGAAATCGCTTGCCACAAAAGAGGCTTACGACCAAATCCTTGAAACTTGGCGCAAAAAAGGCTACTTCAAAGAGGAAGAAGCACAACGTCAAGCCGTGTCGGGCGGCATAGCCAACGTAACGCAAGACACCGCCGAGGAAATGAATGGTCGGCTCACGCAGATACAAAGCCACACGTTCTCAATCAACGAGGGCATGAAACAAATGGTAACAATGCAGACCACGCAACTGGCGATACTGCAAGGAATACACACCGACACGGCACGACTGGCGACGATACAGGGCGAAATCACCGCTGTAAGGGCGGCGGTCGCAGACATCCAAATCAAGGGCATCAAGTTGAAGTCGTAACGCCTATTTTGCCTTAAATGTCATTTTGATAGGGGTTTCGTTATGGTAATAGGAAACCTCTATCTGTGACATTGCCATAAGATTGGGAACAGACCCGTCTAAGCCTATATCATAACCGCAAGGAAAACCAAGTAAAGGCTCGGCATCGTGCGTATGTATAGGCATCAGATACCAATATTTGATGCCGTTAATTACCACATAGTCATCCACAACCAACTTCTCATCAAAAGAGAATTGCGAACTTTTTGAGGGAAGAAATATGGAATATGTCGTGTCATTTTTTGATGATACGCCCGCAGTCAACAACGCCTTGCCATTCAAAGTGTCGTTTTGGATTACTTCCTCACTTTCGATAAAGTAACCAACATACGTTTTACCCTCAAACTCGATGTGTTTTTTCTGCCATCCGCCCTTTTGTGCGCATCCTGACATTGCGGAAACTGCCAACGCCGCGAGAAATAGTTTTAGTTTCATTTGTTCGTTGATTATTGTTAATGTTTTCGTTTATCCAAGTTGCAGCAAAGACCTTGCCCCGCCCCGACGATTAACACATTTTAACTAATTTTTCTTTGTGCTTTATGAAACATTTTGTAATTTTGTGTCGTTAAATAGAATAGAACAGCCAAAATTGAGCAACGCAAAAAAGAGTATGATAATTTTATGCAACGAGAGCCTGACGCGCAGTTTCCTGAGTGCGAAAAGGCTGAATTACCATTTTAATGACAATCTAAAAAACAAAATTATGTTTAGAGAGATAATCGCGGCACGTTTCGCCGCAGAAAAAGTTTCATTCCGCACCGCCGCAATCGGCGCGGGTGTGGATAAGACGTGCTTGTTCCTTTACCTACAAGGCAAACCCGCAATCGGTCTCAAATCCGTGGAGGCTCTCAACAAGTTTTACGGCATCAACGTCGTAAACGCGGAGACGGGCGAGTTCTTCTACCACGGCTACGACATCCGCGAGGCTGTCAAACGCGGAATGACCGAACAGCACGTCCTCGTCAAGGACATCTGCGAAGCCGCCGACATCAAGCAGCCAAACGTAACGGAATATTTGCAGGGGCGTTCTTATGTTCGACCCGTGAAAGCCGAATTAATGCTCGCACGGCTCGGTCTGACCGTGGCGTATGTTCCGACCCCCGACCGCATCCCACGTCTGAAAACGGGGAAACGCCTCACGTTCAAGATAGGTGCGGACATCAGGGCGGCGATTGAGAAAAAGGAAATGTCACCGTTCAAGTTTGCCAAAGAAAACGGTTTCAATAACTTTGCAACGTTCCTTGACACGGGGCGGCTCATATCGCCCGACCGCGTGAAAAAGATGCTTGCTCTGTTGGACATCACCATCACCGACGGCGAGACCGACTACGGCACGGACATCAGGGCGGCAATACAGGCGGCGCGGAAAAAGCGCAAGGTGACGTACAGAGAGTTAAGCACCGTTGCAGGGTGCAGCGGTCTTATGGTCACGTACTACCTGACGGGGCGGAACGAGACGAGCATAAAAAAGGTGGACGCAATGTTCACCCATTTGGGGCTGTCCCTCAAATACTGACAGCCACGGCATAAAGAAAACGGCGGTGGGACGCGAGCCTCATCGCCGTTTTTGTGTGGTTTAAAACAAAAAATGTGTGGCGGAGGACACTCTATCGCCAATAAATTTCAGGCGGAGTTCGTCTATCTTTGCCGCCACTTCGTCAGCCGTGCCGACAAAGTGAAATTTTGTGCGCATATTGTAGAATTTTTCACCCTGTTCGAGGGCGTATGTATTGCGGCAAAGTCTTTTTACAATGTAAAAAACGCAGCCGCCTTGCAGGAGCAAATATTTGTACCCTTGTAGTGCTTTAATTTTCGTCTGCATAGCGTATTAAATGTGATAATTACACTTATTTTGCGGTTTTTAGTTGTTGACAATTTCGCCCACCGTCATTAAATACTCCTGCATATTTTCGGCTGTCAGGGGTTTGGTGGGACGTATGAACGCGCTGTGTACGTTTTCAGGCGGGCAATATTCGACCGCGCTTGTTATTTCGTACAGCCACCCCTCTTTTTTTGACAGGTTGGCAAGGTCTTTTTGCATCATGGCGGCGGCGGTCTTTGCGTCTTTTGCGCCATAACAAAGGATTTTGTTGTCGCTGTGGTCATATTCTATATGTGCCATTTTTTTGCGGTTTTTAGTGATATTTTTCTTTGAAAATTTCGATTATCAGGCGTCGCTCGGTGTGCCAATTGATGTCCTCCAAATAGTCGAGAAAACTCGGGCTTACGTGCTTGCCGTACTTGTCCCAAAATTTGCGGACTGCGGGGCGGGTCATTGCGTCCCTTGTTTCGCGGTCTGCCTCAATATCCAAAGCATCGAGAACAGGCTCGCAAATGTCGTACAGGCGATTGAATAATGTTTCGTTTTTCATTTTCGTAGTGTTTTTGATTGTTAGACAATTTGAAAAACGGTTTTGAGGATTACCGTAAACCTTGCTTGTGTGGGTGTTAGTCAATCATAACCGCGTTTTGCAGTGGGTTAAAATTGCGCTTTACCCATTCGATTTCGGGGGGTGTAAGACCGCGCTCGCCGCCTGTCTTTTCGTTGTACTTGCAAATCAAAAGCGTGTTGCAAAGGTTGTAAGCCTTGTCCGTCCTTGACTTGACGCTGAACACGGGCGGCTTGTCCTTGATGCAGCTCTCGTCGTCAACTATGAAGTCAAACGGCACGCCGTTGATGGTGCGCTCTGCAATGTCGATGCGCTCGCAGCCCAGTTTTTTGTAGAACGCCTTGCAGGTGTTTTCTACGTTTACCACCCTGATTGTGCAAGAACCTGCCTCCCAGCCTTGTCCGAAGTCAACTGCCTCCTTCTTTACAAGTATCATTTTTACTTTGTTGTCTGTCGTTTTCATTTTCTTATGCTTTTAAAGTTAGTGTTTTTGTTTTGTTTGTACTTATTTAAACGCAAAATTATTAAAAATGTTTCATAAAACACAAACTTTTTTCAAACTTTTTTCAAAATATTTTTCAAATGCCTAAAAATAAGCAATTTACAAAGACATTTTTTTTGAATATTTTTTTTGATTGATTGATATTTTATATAAATCTTACATCTATATATATGAATGTTTCAGGGTGCAAGATTTTCTTTTGTATGCCTGTTTTTCTTTGATTTTAGGCATTTATAAAAGTTTGTTGATTATTGCATCAATACAGACAAAAACACCCTAAAATCGAAAATCTTAAAACATTATTATATATATGTAAGTCAGAAACAAAGAAAATATAAAATATTTTCAAAATTTTTATCTTTATAAAACACTGTTTTTAAACAAGTTAAAAAATATTTTGTAAAAATCTACAAAAATATTTTTGATTTTATGAAACATTTTTAATAATTTTGCGTTTAACAAAGTACAAACAAAACAAAAACACTAACCACTAAAAACATAAGAAAATGAAAACAATAGACACAAAAACAGATACACAACGCCACGGCGAAATGTCGAGGCTTGTTAGCGAAGTTCTTTCTAAGAAAAAAGTTCGCTACGAAATTGACACAATTGGCGTTTTGGAGTTGGAGAAAACGCCTGAATGGTACACTGCAACATTCTATTGGGGCGAAAAATGGCGGATGCACGTAACCAACTCTGCCGAGGCTCTTTACGATTATCTTTGCGGCTTTATAGACGCAATCTATATCTAATACTAACAGGCGGCGCGATAACATCAAACCGCCACAAAAACGCGAAGAAAATGAGAGAGGATTTAATTGCATTGTTTGCGAAAATTGCCCAAACCGCCACAATCGCAAATTATCAACATATCGGCTACAAGGTGCTGTTTGACACCGTGCTGACCGCCGACGACATCAACAAAATCAACGAATTGTGTAAAAGATACACTTACCGTTGGATGTTGACGATATTAAACGACAGATTTTGTTTAACGATTTTTAACAAATAAAATTATGAAATATTTTATCTCCAAAAAAATCCGTGCATCAGTAGAACGCAATGCCGACGGCACGTTGAAACTGACAGACCTCAGCGGCAAAATACCGCAGCCACTTGCCAACGCGGGCGCATTGATTATGTCCTTCGGCAGCATCGACGGTTTTCTCGCCCGTTGTGTGGATGAGGCGCAGTACAAGGCTTTTTTAGAAAATCAAGCGTACCTTGCGTCGCCCGAATATAAGGCGCAGAGAGAGGCGCAACGTGCCGCCGCCGCAGAGCGTCAAAGAGTAGCGACAGCCGAAAAAAACGCCGCAATAAAAGCAAAGTACGACGCTTTGCTTGCTCAAAACAATGGCGTAATCCCCACGACGGCAGAAAATGTCGCAATCGTCCTCCGCTACCTTAACACCCGAAATTGGGGCGGTTGGGAGTTGCCAAAAATGACAATCGGCTACACTTGCAGCCAATATGACTGCGACGGCAAACAAGCCTCCGCAATGAAGCTCGACAAGGCAATCCCTGACGGTTACGACGGCAAATCCGACAAGTTTTGTGTCGGTGCGCCTCGCGGTTACCTCAACAAGTACACACGAATTTAGTAGTTAGTTGTTTTGATTGTTTGTTACGCCCTGCATCGGCAACGGTGAGGGCGTTTTTTTGTGCCGTTTTTCGCACGAAGCAGACCACGGCATAATATCCACCCAAAACAAACAAAACGCCTGAAAAACGCAAAAAAATCAGCCGTTCCGCCGCGCAATGTGCTCCATCATAAACTTGTTTATGTCCGCCTTTGACGTCAGCACCTCGCCCTTGTCCCTTTCCTTGCCCTTTTTCTTGTCGGGGTTGTAGGACGGCAGCGTCCGCGAGTACATAATCAGGTTTTCATACGATATGTCGTACAAAACCACGTCAAACGGCACGTTGAAGGACTTTACGAAGCCTGCGGCTGTCGCCCAGATGCTGTCGTTCCTTTCGTCGCTTTCAGATGGTTTACTCGGTGCAGGGAAGTAATAGAAACCAAAAAAAAAGCCACGTCCATTGTGCCGAATACCTTTATGAGCATTTCCGTTATGTCCTGCGGCGTGAGCGTCTCCTTTATCACCCTTGCCAACTTGTCGAGGCGGTGCGACCGGCACACCGTGAACCCAAAAACCTTGTATTCCTTTCTTGCCGCCTTTGCGCCGAGGACAATCATCGCCAAGATGCGCTCCATGCCGTCGTAATGTCGCGCCACCCTCAGCACCTCGGACACGGGATCGTCGGGGGTCTCGTCGTACTCCACGTCCTTGTATTCCGCAATCATCGCCGACACCTCAATTATCGTCGCCAACGTCGGGCGCGGAACTTGGTATGTCTTTTTGCCTATCCTTACTTCTATCGGCTTTTGCAGTATAGCGTCCGCCGTTCTCTCCTCAACGTTTTGAGAGGTATTTTGAGCCTTTTTGTTGTCTTCCATTATAATTATCGTTTTTGTGTTTTGATGCCCTGAATTATAAAAAGAGGGCGGGTTTCACGCCGCCCCCTCGGTGAGTTGATAGTTGGATGGTTGATGGTATTCTTTTAGTCGCCGCTCTGTGCCGTTCCCGCCGCCTGCAAAACCTTGAACGAGCCGCTCTTGCCGCTTGTCGTGGTGAGCGTTACGACAGCCTCGCGCTTGCTTGTGGTGGCGTTTGCCGTAACGGTAACGGTAACGGTCTTGCCGTCGCTGCCTACCTCCGCAGTCGCCCACGTCTCGGAAGATGAGGCTGAGAGGGTGTCGGACGCTCCGACCTCAGCGACAACAGTCTGTCCCGTGGTGTCCGCTGTGTTGGCAAAGGCAAGGTAGTTCTTGTCGGTGTTGATGTTGGACGCTGCGACAAACGCATCCATAATCTCGACGCGACCCTTTCCTACAAGTCCGTTGAAGGTGTAACGCCAAATCATGCCGTCTGCGACGGTGTGGCTCTCCACGCACGATACTGAGCATTTCCACAGCACGAAGCCGTAGGTCTCGGGGTCTTCGGGGGTGAGCCTGATGGCGTAGTTCTTGGAGATAACGCCGTTAACGTCCGCAATGGGTTTCTGAAATCCTTTCTTTGCGTAAAGGTCGAATGTCAGGGAATACTTGCTTGCCTTGCGGTAACTGTCCACAAGACCGCCGCCCTCCTCCAAATACTCGGTGTTGTCGCCCTCTTGGGTCTCCATGCTTGTCGTGCCGTCTTTCGGGGTGTCAATCTTGACCCACGGGGACATGTTGTCGTCCGCGTCAAGTTCGGCAATCTCGATAATCGGCTTTCCGTATGATAATACTGCCATTTTCTTTGAATTTTAGGTTGTTAGATAATCAAACTTTATTTTGACGGAAACAAAGAACTCCTCGGTGTCAGGCTCGGCGTAGTTGCCGACGGCATCAAAAAGCCGTATTCCGTTGTATTCGGGCAGGAGCGCAAGGAGTTCTTCGGGGAGGCGGTCAACAAGCCGCTCTATGGCTGCGATGCGCCGCTTGTCGGGAACTATCCAGCCGTCAGAATGTTTCGCCTGCGGTTGCAGATAGACCATCACAGACACCGTCCCCTCCTGCATTTGCTTCGCCGACAACGAGGCGACCTTGATAATGACATCTTCCTTTTTCGAGCCTTTCGGACGTATGCCGTACTTATAGACATCACCGTTGACTTCGTGCGCCAATTCGGTCTTTTTGACCGCGTTGTAAAAGTCCTGTTCTATGTCGCTCCACGTCTTCCTCATTGTGCATTTATTTTGTCGCAAAACTCCTTGAATTGCCTTTCTGCGTTGATTACCGCGCTGTCGAGTACGTCGTACCCCCTGACATGCACGTCCATCGCATATTCCGCGCCCGCCACTATGATTAAGGCGAACCCCTCGCCGTACTTGCCGACCTGCGCCATTGCGCACTGCCGACCCTCCGCGCTGATGAAGTCCTCCGCCACGGGCTGTCCGTCCGCCGTGACGAGGAAGCCGATGCTGTTGTGCAGCCGCCCCGTCCTGTTCTTGTACGTCCCCCCCTTGTCGGGCAGACTTCGCGCTATCTCCACGCTCTCCTTTCCTATCTCGGCAAGGCGCGTGATTACGATGTTTCGCATCTTCTCCCTGCAAGCCGCCTTTAAAGCGTCAACCGATGCCTTTGACGGTGGAATGAGCTGCGCCTTTATCATACCGTAATCCTTGTTTGGTTTACGATTGGCGACACCTGCCGCGTCCTCACGGAAAACTCGCCCAAGAGTGCCTTCGCCTTGTCGTACAGCCTGACGCGCTCGGACACGGCGTCCATACGCCTGAAATACACCGTGTACGTCGGCTTTTCATAGCGTATTCCGCTCTCCGTCTTGTAAGCGTCGGTGTTGCGGTTGCCCTCGATGCAGGCGGGAATGTAGTCAGACCACTGACCGCCGCCGCTTATGGGGTTGCCGTCCTCGTCTATGAGCGTCTGCGCCGTCAGGTATTGTATGTAGCCGTTTTCTATCATTTCAGGGTGGATTGCTTTAAAAGACAGCCGCAAAACCGAAGTCTTACGGCTGTCAGATAAAAACTGCTGCTATTCCTTGCTGCGCTTGCGCTTGTTGGGTATCGTGTCGTCTGTGGGGGTCAGCATTTCCAAGTCTGGGGTCGCAGCCGCCTTTTCAGGCTCTTTGACCGCCCCCTTTTCGCCTTCCGCGAGCCCGTATTCGACAAGCCTCGCCGCCCTCTCGTCATCGACCTCGATTACGTCGCCGACGCTGTAAGCCTTGGAGAAGTCGTTGATGTCGCGGAATGGTGCTTTTACAATTACCTTTTTCATGTTTCACCCCCTTTTTTTACTGCTGAACGGTCTGCGAATCCAACAGGTAGATGCGGTCAACGTTGTTGAGAATCGGCACTGCCATAGCCTGCGATGCGGTGAACTCGCGCCACGGGTCGTTTTCGGCGTACTGGGAAACGAGGATGAAGTCGTCCACGTCCTGATACAAAACGCCGGGGACACGGCGGGTGCTTTCCACGGTGGTAGTCCACACAAGAGAGCCGATTTTCTTGTCGCATACGAAAGATGCAACGCCAGTCGCCCACGATGTCATGTTGGTGCGCACGCCGTTGAGTTCTGTCTTGAACTTGCGGGCTACGCGGTGGAGCGTCACGCCGTACTTCCTCATAAGCACGTCCGCAGCCTGCTCGAATGAGAGGACGGGAATGTTGGAGCCAGCAAAGCCGAGGTTGAAGGCGTACTGCGTCTTGACTTGGTCGTTTGCGTAGAACTCTTTGAGCCACGTGTCGTCGGCGTAGATGTCGGTGATTACGTTGCCGTCCGCGTCCGCCTTGTCAAACACCTTCTGTAAGTCGTCAAGTGCCTTGCCGCTCGAAGTGTTCCACCTTGCGGCGACGCCGAACTTGTGGTCGTTTTGGAAGTTGAGGTCAATCCTCACGCCCGTGCCCGTCGATTTGTCGGCGAGACCGATGCCGCTCGACATCTCGGACTGCAAGATAGCCTCGATGCGCTCGTAGATGCTCTCGATGCAGCGGGGAACGTCTTGGAAAAGGTTGTTGAGGATTACTTGGGTGTAACGACCGTTGCCGTTCTGCGAGATGAGCGCGTCAATCTTCTTAACTTGGTTTTCGGTCATACACATCTTCAAGCCGAGCTTGGGAATCTCGCCGTTTACGACCTCGATGCTGTCGCGGCTCTTGATGGGCAGCGAGGAATCGAGGGAGATTACGTCGGCGGTGATGCGGCTGTTTTTTGCCAAGATGCTCGCCCAGCGTCCGTCAACCGAATAGTCGGGGGTGAGCAAGTCGCGGAAGAGGTATGTGAGTTCGCCCCTCTTGTCGTTCAACTTTTCCGCGACGGAAGTAACCAATGTCGGAAAAGTCTTGTTTACGTAGTCAAAATAAAGTGTCTGTTCCATGGTTAAGCCTCCTCGTCAGAAATGAATTGAACATCGGTTAACGCCGCCTTGATTGCGGAAGTGTACGCGGGAAGTCCTGCCGCCTGAGCAGCCGCCTCGTTGACAACGCCCTGAATGAGGATGCTGCCCTGCGGGTCTGTTCTGGTGATTGTGCGGTAAAGGATGCCGCATACTGCGAAGCCCTCGGTGATAGTGCCGTAGGTGTCGGGGTTGGGTGCTGTTCCCGCCGTGATGGGGTGCGGACGGTAAACGATTGCGCTTGACACCGTTCCCTTGATGATTACCGTACCCGCCTTGATGTTGTCGCCAGTCCAGCCTGTGAAGTCAATCGTCCTGCCGCCCGGAATGTCGGAGACGAGCTTCGGGACGATTACGTCGTCCTTGGTGAACACGACCTCGGTCTGTGAAATGGTTAAGTTACGTTTCATTTTAGGTGCTGTTTAATTCGTATTAGAGGTTCTGGACGAGTGCCTCCGCAATCTTGTCCATCTGCGCCTTGACCTCAGTGGAGTTTCCGCCGCCAAGGTTGGGGACGCTGACGCCATCCTGCGGCAGCATGTTCGCCCTAATGTTGTTTGATACCGTGGTGAGCATGTTTATGATTGCCGCCTCATCTGCGTTGTCTGGGATGTTGAAGCCCTCACTGATGCGCCATTTGGGTATCTGCAATTCCTCAGCTTTGCCGAGGATAAAATTTCTGCGGTTCTCCGCCGCCTGTGCCGCCTTGTAGTCCACGTTTTCCTTGACGAGTGCCTGCACTTGTTCGGCGAGGCTCTTGTTTGTGGCGAGTATCTCCGCCGTCTGCTGTGCGTTTGCATCCGTGTAGGACTTCATCTGCTTGTTAAAGTCGTCGATGAGGCTCTTGCGGAAGGCTTCGACATTAAAGGCGTTTTGCTGCGGTGGCTGTGGCTTGTCCTCGGTCTTTTTTTCCGACTTCGGCTCGGTCTTGGTCTCGGTTTCGGGTGCCTTGCCTGTGATAAAGGCGAGCAGGTCGTTTTTGCGCTTCTCAAAGTCCGCGCTCTGCTGTTCCGCCTTTTTCTGCAACTCCTCCAACTGCGCTTGCAAGGCTTGTTTCTCTTTGAGTTCCTGCTGCTGTTTGAGCAGTTCGGACTTGGAGAGTTCCTGCTGCTGTTTGAGTTCGTCGATTTGTTTCTGCAACTCCGCCTGCGTCTCTGCCGCCGTTTTGGTGAGGTTCTCCTTGTCCTTTGCGTTGTTTGCGCTTGCCTTGGAGAGTGCGTCCGCCACCCTTTTGTCGTTAGAGGTCTGCACTGCGCGGAGACCCGTTTCCTGTGCCTTGACCACCGCGTCGAGGTTTTCGTCTGTTACGAACCCCAAAGATGCGAGGGTTTCTGCCTGCGCTTGGAGAAGCGCGTCGCCCAACCCAAGCGAGGAATACGCTTGTTTTAAGGCGTTAAAAATTTTGTCCTTCATTGTTCAAAAAAGAATTGAGTTAATGGTTTTTACAGCCGCAAAATAAAGTGTTAGGAATACACAAAAAAAGTTGTATAAAATTATAATGATGTAATATGTTGATTTTTAGGCGTTTGCGGCTGTCTTTGTCGGCGTATGTGATAAATAAATAATATATCAGTGGGGTGTGATTAAACAAATAAGGGGCGGCATCCGCCACCCCTGAAACAAACAAACTGATTAACAATCAAAATGCAAAAGTTCAACTATTCCTTTGTTTGGCTTTGCGCGGTTGGCTGCGCCTTTGTCGCGAGTTCCTGAGCCTGTTTCTGCGCCGCCGCGTCCTTTATCGCTTGTATCTCCGTCTCGGGTGTCTTGGTCAGGGCGAGCAACTGCACCGCCGTCTCCAACGTCACCAACCCTGCGGAATAGGCTTGCAGCACAAAGGATTTCTCGTTTTGGTTGTCCTCGGCGAAAGGCTCGGTGTAGTCAAATTGTATTTGCAACTCCTCAAACGCCTTTTCCAACTCGGGGTGTTGGTAGCCGAGGATTGCCTTGATGAGGTTCTTGTCGCGGTCGATGAGTTCGGAATAAATCTCCTTGCGGTTGTCCGCTTTCAAAAAGCCGAGTATCATTGCGTTTTTGATAGCCGCGCCGCTGACAGAGCCGAAACCGCGCATATTTTCAAAGGAGAAATCGGGCGTGAACGTGTCGAAAAGTATTGACTTCTCCAAGTTTTCCTGCTCCGCACGGCGTGTCTCCGACGACATAGGCGGGTTCACGTAGTCAAATACGGAGTTTGAGCCGTTCAGTTGTATGAGTTTGCCCGTCGTTTCGGGACTTGCTAACGATTGGATAACGTCGGCGGAAGCCTTAGCCACGGGGTCGGCGAAGTAGTTGTTGGTGTCGCCCATCTTGCTGTCGAGCATTTCCTCACGCTCCAAACGAGGCTCCACGCCGTCCCACGCTTTCGGCTGTCGGTAATAGATAACGTTGATGCGCTTTGTGGGGTTCGGACGTGAGGTCACCGTCCATTCCATTTCGCCCTGCGTACACTCGAAGATGTCGTCCTTGGTCTCTATTTCCCAATGCTGCACGGTCTTGTTGTCCGCGCCCTTGGTCTTATACCCGTATGCGAAAGACACGAGGTCGCCGTATTGGTTGAACAAGGGGCGGATGTCGTAACCCGTGGAACGAGCCAACACCACCGTTTTCACGCCGATTTTGCCGTTTTCGTTGTATAAGTGGTACAATTTTGCGCACTCCGTTTCCGCACCCGCCAATCGCTTTATTTGACGCATCTTGGCATCAAAACGGCTGTCCCTGATGAAGTCAAGGAACAACTTATAGGCATTGTCGTCGCCGTCAAGTTTCGTCCACCTGAGCGGAGAGCCGAAAAGGAAGAACAACTCCACCTCGTTGATGTATTTCTGCCGATTGCGCGGCAGTTTCTCGGTGATGTAGGGGCGGTCGTTTTTGCGTGGTTTGTTCCGCCGATACATTACCTTGTGTGTTTGGGGGTTGTATTCCTTGATTGCGTTGTCCACCTCCTCCTCTCGGTTTTGGAACAGGGAGAGCGCGGCGGACACGTTGCCGTCCTGCAAATATCGGTACAAGTCCCCCTCGATGCCTTGGGCGTTCAGGGTCTTGGACTTGAATTTGGTTATAATTTCTGAGATATAGTTTAACATTTGCGCCTTGTTGGTTGGTTGTTATTTCAGGCGCAAAATAAGGCATAAAAGCGACGTTTTAAAAGTCGCAAAGTGCGGAGGCTAAAACGCAAATGGTTTCACTTCTCGCCGTTTTTCTATCCAACGAACAACACCCATTTTAATGGTTTTGGCTGCCTTGGTAACTACGACGAGCCTTACATTGTGAAAGTTGCCTTCTTTTGCCGTTTTTTCGGCATTTTTTAAGGCTGTTACGTTTCGGGTGTTGTCAAGCCCATCATATTTGCGTTTTTCTCCAAAACCTGTGATTTTAAAGAAAAGCGTATCGCTTATTACTTGGTCTTTGCCCGCAATTTCACTATCACCAACAAGATATGCGGTTTTTTGTATTATAGCCATTTTTTTATATTTAAAGATTAAAATACTCTACCCCGTCGGGGGTTGTTACTTTGAGTTTGTCGCCCTCGATGCAGGACTTGTACTCGGGCAAATCCCACAAGATGCCGTCGGCAAAATACTCCTTGGCAATTTCTTTTGCTGTGTATGTTTCGTGTATCATTTTTTTAGATATTTAGTGGGCGGTTTGATGCTGTCGCGCCGCCCGTGTTGTTACTATGTTAGAAATTTGGGTCGATGTATGTGCGGGCGTAACCCAAAGTGCAGTAAACGTTGCCATTTGCCGCTGCGTAGCCAACCTCGAAACATACGCCGCATTTGCGCACCGAAAACCATCCCAACGTGTTGCCCGTTGACTTGTCGCTCACCTCGCACTCGCCCTCGTAGGGGGACGTGTGCTTGTACTCCAACTCCTCAACCCTGAATCGGCTGCCCTTTACCTCGGTAATCACGCCGCCGCGCTTGTCGGAGTAGTAAACTACCGTCACCTTCTGACCGACAAAGGGGTGGTTCTGTATTTCTTTGAAGGTTGCCTTAAACTCTTTTTTGAGTTCGTCAATCTTGCCATACATTGCGCGAGCCTCATCGCCCCTTGCATTGCTTTTGTGGGCAGCTTCGAGCCTTGCCTCAATCTCTCTGTCAAGTGCCTCATACTTAGCTTGGAGGTCTTGTCCGTTGATTGTTTCGATTGTTGCCATTTTCTTTGCGTTTTAAAGTTAGTTACTTTGTTTGTTGTTTGTACTTATTTAAACGCAAAATTATATAAAATGTTTCACAAAACACAAACTTTTTTCAAAGTTTTTTCAAAATATTTTTCAAATGCCTAAAAATAAGCAATTTACAAAGATATTTTTTTTGAATATTTTTTTTGATTGATTGATATTTTATATAAATCTTACATCTATATATATGAATGTTTCAGGGTGCAAGATTTTCTTTTGTATGCCTGTTTTTCTTTGATTTTAGGCATT